TAAGTCTCCGTGCGAGGTCGATTTTTACCCCGATGGGGGAAGCCCTGCTTTTGGGAAAAATTGCAGATTTTTTTATTTTTATTGTGAATTTTCGCGTAAAACACGGAATATCAGTACTTTTTACCTAAATTTGCATATCATCATTTTAGAACTCTTTCAGATATGAGCAAGAATATTCACCTAACCTTTCATGAAGAGCTGTTCGAAAGGTTTTCCGGCATCGTCCAGCGTTACCGGCTGAAGAACGTGCAGGAGGCCATCGGCGGTCTCGTTTCCATGTTCTGCCAGCGCGTTGAGGTAAACGAGAAGCTGAGGGAAGAAAGGCGGATAGCCGCTCCCGTCCAGATAGAAGACGAGATTGCCGACCTGTTCAACGAACTTGACTCCATCCATATAAAACCGGAGGACACCGCACCCTTGAAGGTCCACAAGCCCAGACGCAAGAACGCGGAGCGTCGCTATAATAATAAGGATGGGGAGGTATGACCGTGGCGGTGGCAGCCGTAAGGAGAAATACTCCAAGCTGGTGAACACGGTAAGGTGGCAGAAGATCCGTAAGCAGCAGCTCACCGAACACCCGTGCTGCGAGATATGCCAGCGCAAGGGCTTTGCCCAGCTTGCAACGGAGGTCCACCATATTGTCCCCGTTGAATCGTCCGGCTCTTTCTTTGACATGGAAAGGTTGGCGTATTCGCCTGCGAATCTGATGAGCGTCTGTCATAAATGCCATGATTCCATTCACGAGGAACTTGGATCCAGGTCAAGGGATAAGGTGAAGGAGATCCGCAAGAACGAACTGAATGATTTCATTAAGAAGTTTGACTTACCAATAGATACGAAAGATGAAAACACGCGAAGATTTGAAGAAGAAGATTGAAGAGGTCGCTTCCAGGATAAAGGATGCGCTTGTCAGCGAGGGAACCTACAGTGAGAGTCTTTCCCTGCAGATAGACGTGCTTGCCCGTGACTACCTGGTGTACCAGAAGATAAGCGACCAGTTCCTGTACCTCCGTGCGCTTACCGTGACGGAGACAAGTCGTGAAGGTCACAAGCGGAAGAAGCCTCATCCGCTGTCTACCGAGATGCGCATGTGGGCCGACACCGTCCGCCGTGACCTGGAAAAACTTTCTCTCAACCTTGAGGACATCTCCGTCGATGCCCCTGATAAGTTCAAGCAGTTCATGGATGAATTCCGGGATGACGATGATTGACACCGTTATTACTGTCGTGGTCGTACTGGCGGTTGTCCTTGTCGCCGTCCTGCTTCTTGTCCTCCGCAGTGATGATCACCACACGCCCGGTGAGGTATCCGGTAAGGACCAGGAGACAGAGTTGCTCCGTATGGAGGTGGTTGTCAGCCGTCTGCTTATCGTCGACCTTGGCCGTGACAAGGTGGAGATGATCATGCAGCGTTACGCTGATGCACTGAGGATGGAACTGGAAAACCAGCATAGAAGCATTGACAGAAGAGAGCAAAAAGAGGCTCCGCAGCCTCAAGGATGAAGTAACGGCCCGCCTTGATGAGATAGCGGCCAGTGGTTACGATGGTTATCGGCATGCGCTTGATACGGACGAACGTCTGTATGCGTATGCCGATGACGTGTGTATGCATCCTGAGGGCCACAACCTCTATGAGCAGCTGATGCTTGCCCGGTTCTTCGACCTGGTGTCCAGATACGAATGGAAGCAGAAGCGGGTGAGGAACCGTATCAGGTTCCTGGAGAAGATACGCTTCTCCGGCCTCAACGGAAGACAGTCGTACAGGCTTACCAATAGTCAGTGCTTCATCGTCGCCGGTATTTACGGACTTTCGATGCAAGATGGCAGCCGTCTTATCCGTGACGCATATATCGAGGTGCCGCGTAAGTATGGAAAGACTACCTTCACAGCCGGCCTTGCAGCCGGAGAGCTGATGGTGTTCGGAGATGACAACGCACAGGTGTTTGTCGGGGCAAACAGCTACGATCAGGCGAAAATTTGCTTCGACGAAATAAGGAATATTGTCAGGGATGTGGATTCGGATGAGCGTTATACCAGGGTGAACCGCGAGAAGATTACCTTCAAGACGGATGTGCGCAACGCCTATGCCCAGTGTCTTACTGCCAACGCCAAGACTAAGGACGGACTCAACGCATCCCTGGTCATTATGGATGAGTATTCCCAGGCACGTAATACCAAGACGAAGAACGGTGCCGATCTGAAGAACGTGCTCACCTCCTCCATGGGCGTCAGGAAGAATCCTCTGACCATAGTCATCACGACGGCCTCTGAGGTCATTGACGGTCCGTACATTCATGAGCTTGAGGGTGTCCTTGCCATTCTCAGGGGTGAGGTTGTCAATGACCGAGTCTTCGCACTTATCTTCATGCCGGATATTGATGACCGTGAGGATGACCCGAAGACCTGGCATAAGGTGCAGCCTCATCTGGGTATTACAGTCCAGGAGAACTACTATGAGATAGAATGGCAGCGTGCGCAGCTGTCTGCAGAGAATATGATGAACTTCAGGACGAAGCAGCTGAACATCTTTGCCATCAACGATGCGAAGGTGTGGTTCTCTCCGAAGGATGCGAACAGGCTTGTGTCAGACTTCAACATCGACTTAGTGAATGGCCGTCCGCTGACAGCCGTCACCTTCGACCTTTCCGTTCATGATGACTTCTCCGCTGTTAGCTATACGCTGTATAATGGCCGGGACAAATCGTTCCTCTGCCACACCGACTATTATTTCCCAGAGGAGGCGTTGGAAGGCCATCCTAACAGGGAGCTGTACCTGTATTGGCATAGGAACGGGTACCTGAAGCTGTGCAAGGGCAAGGTCATAGACGTCCGCATGATAGCGGAGGACATCATCAGGCGCACGAAGACGCTGACGATCATCCGTTTCGGCTATGATGCGTACAAGGCTCAGGACCTTGTCAACATACTTGGCACGCTTCCCGGTGGCCGCGAGGCCCTGCACCCGTACTCACAGACTTACGGTTCGTTTAACCTCCCTGTCGAGTCGTTTGAGATGCTTGCCTTGCGTGACGAGCCGCTGATCCACTTTAACGATAATCCCATCAACGTCTACTGCCTGACGAACTGCAAGATAGACAAGGATAACCTGGAGAACAAGAAACCTATTAAGGTCAGCGAGAACCGCAAGATAGACGGTACCATTACCATGCTGATGGGGCTTGGTATCCTCTTCTCCTATGAGCGGAACGGCTGATTTTATGTTGAAAAACACATAATTATGTTTATTTAACTTCTCAATCCCTTCAATTCGGTACTTTCAGCACATTTGCGCCCGAATTGTAGAATGGGTAATATTTTTACAAGATTATTTAAGCGTGATACATCCGCACATGGTGCTGTCTCTCCTGCCACGGACGACAGTGCTGCCATTACCGTTATTGCCGGTCCTGGATTTGGCGGTGAGATTGTGAACGTACGTAATGACGTTCAGAGCCTGGCGGTTAGTACGGCTTACCGTTGTATTGCCCTCATTTCCGATATGGTATCAGACCTTCCTCTGCTTCCTTATAAGCAGAAGGAAGGTATTTTTGTTCCTGACCATAACTCCATGCTGTACGATCTGCTGACCATTCAGCCTCAGCGGGAGATGTCTGCTACCATGTTCTGGAAGATGGCGGTGATGGAGATCCTTATTGACGGAAACGCATATATCTTCCCACGTTGGATCGGTGAAGAGCTTGAACTGGTTCTCCTGTCACGTGGAAGTGTCACTCATGACGCCTTGAACGGTAGGTACATTGTGACTGATATATATAATGGTATATGCGATACCTTCCGCGAGAAGGACATCATTCATCTGTATCAGCTGACGCTTGACGGTTTCCATGGCGTCAGTGTCATCGAGTTCGCTTCACGCACCCTCAGTATTGCCGCAACCGGTGAGACTGAGACATTGCAGCGTTTTGGCAATGGCGGTAACGTCCGTGGTATCGTTAGTAACGACAACTCCGTTCGTGGTGTAGGCGAATACCAGGATGAGCAGCTTGCAGGAACAGCCAAGTCTCTCGACGGAAAGTTCCGTAGTGGCAACCGTATCGTAAGTGTACCTGGTCAGGTCCAGTTCACTCCCCTATCACTTTCATCTACTGACATCCAGTTCCTGGAATCCAGGAAGTACGATGATGAGGCTGTGTGCCGGTTTTTCGGTGTACCGCCATCGTTCGTCGGCATCCAGTCGAGCAACTACAAGACGGCTGAGATGTCGAACGTGGAGTTCCTGAGTCACTCCCTCAATCCGCTGTTGAGCAAGATCGAGAAGGAGGTGACACGTAAGCTCATTGCACCTTCGAAGTGGCAGACTCGCAAGATAGAGTATGACCGCCGCGAGATATACGCTCTCGACCTTGATGCAAAGGCTAACTATCAGTCAAAGACGATTGCTGCCGGTATCTACACCGTGAACGACTGGAGGAAGTACGAGAACCAGCCTCCTGTCAAGGGTGGCGACGTCGTTCTTGTCAGCACCAACCTGGCACCCATTGACAGTGAGAAGCTGAGAGGCAGTTCCAACGAAAGTAACCAAACATCACAAGAAGATGAATAAGAAATTTGATAAAAACGAGTTGCGCGAGCGCACCGTGTTCTGTGGCGGTCTGAAGCTCCGTGAGAACCCGGACGGCAGTGAGAGCCGTACCTTGGTGGGTCGTGCCATCCTGTTCAACAAGGAAAGTGTCCACATGTGGGACGACGAGGATGAGTATGCTGTAGAGGTTATCTCCCCGTCCGCCATCACCAAGGAGTTCCTGGATCAGTGTGACATCAAGATGACCATGTATCATAACCGGGAGAAACTTCTTGCCCGTTCACGCAACGGCGAGGGAACGCTGAAGTACGACGTTGATGCGGAAGGCGTGACCTTTGAGTTCGAGGTTCCCGACACTGTTGACGGCAATACTGCCCTTGAGCTCGTAAAGAGAGGTGACATTGCCGGGTGTTCGTTCGCCTTCAGAACCCATTACTGGGACGAGGGATTTGTTACCCGGTCTGTCGAGAAGGATGGTGAGAAGACCAAGATCACCTACACCGTGAACGCCGTGACAGATGTCCGCGACTTCACGTTGGCAGCAGATCCGGCCTATCCTGACACTGAGGTAGACGTCCGTGAACGCGAGCACGCCTTGCGTGAAGAGGAGGACCATGACAAGGCTGAGGCCTTGCGTGAGGCATTGGAGAAAAAGAAGCGGAAACATGCAGCCGTTATGCGGCTTCGCAGTTTGGCTGATTAACATATCTCATTTTTTTTACTAACTAAATTTTGTTTTTTATGAAGAAAGAAAAATTCGACTGGAAAGCAGCCTATGAGCGCGAGGAGCAGATTACGGCTCGCTTCCGTGAAATGTCCGAAGCTCTTGAGCAGGACGAGCAGCGTGAGGATTACACCGACGCTGAGAAGAACGAGATCAAGGATCTCAACCGCGAGCTTTCTATTCTTCGCGGAAAGATGATGGCTAACACCAAGACCGCAATCCTGCGTTCCATGGAGGAGGCCGAGGACATCAACGCTCAGATGCGTGAAACTCTCAAGGAAGGTAAGCGTTTCGAGCTGACCATCAAGCGCGATGCAGGTGCCATCGGCACAGTTACTAACGCCACTAACGGCCTTGTAGGTGTACTCAGTGGTTCAGGTTCTTCTTCTGATGCCCTTCAGTCAGTTGCACTGACCACACAGGACATCGTGAAGCCCCTGTATCCCCGTACCATCATGGCCCTTCTGGGTATTCCTTTCAAGACCGGCTTGGAGGGTGACCACCAGTGGCCCGTTGTCGAGAACGTTGAGGCTACCCTCGAAGACGAAGGCGTTGCTCTCGGTGACACCCAGATTCCTATCAGCTTGCTGAAGGCTCATCCGAAGCGTATCGGTATCACCATCCCTGTTACCAACCAGGCTATCAACAAGACTGCCGGTCTGATCCAGGGTATCATCCGTGAGAACATGCCTGAGGCTATTCTCCAGATGATGAACAAGGTCATCTTCTCTGCTACCGCTGTCAGTCAGTCGGTGAGCATCGCAGGACCTTTCGTTTCTCCGAAGAGCGGTCACAGCCTGACGGCTGCTGCTGCCGTTCCTACCTATCTGGAGCTGATGAACATGGTCGGCGTTGTCGCTGGTGAGAATGTCATCTTCGACGGCACTGAGGCATTCGTTATGCCTGCAAACATGTACTACACTCTGAAGGCCACTCCTCGTGCAGCTGGTCAGATGGGCTTCATCATCGACGACAATGGCCGTATCGGTGGTATCCCCGTTTACATCTGTCCTTGGATCGGAACCGGCAAGATCGGTTTCGGTGTATGGAAGTACAACCCAGCCGCTCTCTTCGGAGACTTCCGTCTGGTTGTTGATCCTTACACTGGTGCTACGAAGGATATCGTACGCTTCACCTTGAATGTGGACTTCGATACGACTGTTCTCCGCAAGGAGGCATTCGCATTGATGGGTGTCACCACTACCTAAGGACTTGAGTTGAATTGAATATCTGAATTGTATGGCTTACGTATCATTGGATTTGTTCAAGAAGCATGTTCGTGCTGACGACTTCATGGAGGATGACACTTACCTGTCTACCCTCCTTGAAGCGGCAGAGGCGCATGTGGTCGGTATGACTAACCGCACGGAGGAAGAACTCCTTTCCATGTCTGACGGTGAGAATCTTCCCAAGCAGCTGGTTATTGCCGTGCTGACACTTGGAGCCCATTGGTACAACCAGCGTGAGGCTGTAGCCGGTACCCAGATGACTGAGGTACCGCACAGCCTCGAAGCGTTGGTGAAGCCTTTCCGTAAGCTCGTAGAACCTGAGGAATGATAGCAGGCAAGCTGAATGAATCCATCACGTTGATGCGTCCCGTCGAGAACCGTGACTCTTTCGGCAGCATCGACAAGACCTACCAGGATGTCAAGACCGTTCACGCGGAGACAGACTGGAAAGGTGGAAGCACGACGTATGGACAGCCTGAGATTGTTGCCGGAGAGACGCTTAACTTCATCATCCGTGACGCACATACCGTAGCCGTGGACTGGAGGGTGAGATACACCGGCATCGTCTACCACGTGAATGCTATCAACCACAACCGTCAGCGAGGCATGAAGACTCTTTATTGCACTAAAGTCAACGAATAATGGGAGCACATGCAGAAAGAATGAAGCAGTATGATCGCGGGCATAGTTTCCGTGGTTCATCAGGTTCTTCTTCCCGTGGTTCCTTTACTGTTGACACCAGTGAGGTTATGGGTCTTTTCGCCGATCTGACGGGGAAGGAGCAGGAAAAGGCGACCCGTGACGGACTTCGCAAGGGTGCAAACATCCTTCGCAGGGCAACCAGGAGGAACTTGCAGAGCAAGATCCACGGAAGCATCCGCAAGAAGTGGATTGGCCGTGACGGAAAGCAATACAAGTCAATGTCTGAAGGTGTTGTCGTGAACGCCAAGAGTGCCCAGGAGGTACGTGTGCACATCATGGGTGAGTTCAGGTTGAAATGGTTTGAGCTTGGCACTGAAAGTCGTTCACGTAAGTTCTGGAGCGCGAAGCGAGGCATCCGGTTCAAGGATGCTGAAGCAGGACGCACTGGAAAGATAACCGGGATACATTTCTTCCGCGAGGCACAGCAGCAGACTGAAAGACAGATATTCACTAATCTTGATTCATACATCAGTCAGAGTATTGATAAGATAGCAAGAAAGCATGCCACGAAACACTGATACATTACAGATCGGTCTGGCTATCAAGGCAATCCTCAGTGACAGTCAGGCACTGACCAGCGTCATCGGCGAGAACAAGGTTTTCCCGGTTGTCGCTCCGGAGGGAACGACGTTCCCGTTCGTCCTCTACGGTCAGACAGGCATCCGTGAGACAGGCACGAAGGACGGTCTCCACGACGAGACTACCCTTGTCGGTCTTGACGTGTTCTCGGACAAGTATCAGTCGTGCGTTGAAGCCTCATCTGCTGTCAGGGCAGCCTTGGAGAACTATTCCGGGACTGTTGCCGGTTACGATATCTCTGATGTTACTCTCGACGAAGCGGTGGATCGTTATGCGGACGGTTTCTATGTCAAGGAGCTGACCTTCGCCATCACCGTGGAGTGAAAGACATGATTTATTAAGATTCTAATAAGACATTGAGTTATGGCAAAAATAAAAGGTGGAGATTTGATGGTATTCGTTGAAGGGGTTTCTATTGCCTATGCGACCTCACACACGTTGACTGTCGGAGCTGATACTACCGATACGTCGAATAAGGATGAAGGTGGTGGCGATTGGGCTTCTTCCGAAGTGAATCTTCTCAACTGGAGTGCAACGAGTGAGAATCTCATGGGAGCCGGTCAGGGAAAAGGTTTTTCCGACCTGCTTGCCCTGATGACGTCAAAGACGAAAGTCCAGGTAGCGTTTGCCGCCAAGGGTAGTAATGCAAAGACTGTTCCCACAGGTGGTTGGACTGGTGGTGGTGCCTATGCTTCTGGCGAGGCGTATATCACAAACTTGTCTATCAACGCACCCAACGGAGAGTATGCCACTTTTACTGTTGAATTCACGGGAGTAGGTCCCCTGAATGAAGCAAGCAGTGGCAATGACGGTGAATGATTGATTTAACGCTTTGTAATTACGCCCGTCTTTTATGGCGGGCGTTTTAAAATCCAAAAACGAACAGCTATGGAAATCCAGATAAAAGGTAAGACAATCCAATTAAGATACACGACACGTGCCATCGTCCTGTGGGAACAGATGGAGAAGCGTATGTTTAGTCTCAATACGCTCACTGACCAGTATATGTTCTTCTACTGTACGATCCTGGCATGCAACAAGGACGAAGACTTCCGGCTTACTGTCGAAGAGTTCTTCGATATCCTGGACGAGAAACCCGAATTATATAAGAAGTTTGCGGAACTCCTTCAGGATGAGGCTATCATCCGCAACATCTTCTCAGACGGAGAGGAAGAGAAGGATGATGACGATGGCAAAAAAAAAGACTGAGCTACACGGAGATCTTCCAGATGCTTGTCTTCGAGGGGAGGCTTGATCCGACCTACGTTCTCGACAAGATGACATTCTACGAGATGAAGGCATTGCTGGACGGTCTATGGATGAGCAACAGGGATTCTTGGGAGCAGAGCCGGTTGCAGGCATACATCACAGCGAAATCCCATGCGAAGCGTGGCAGCTTAGGTTCTATTACGAATTTCTTCCAGTTACCCTGGGACAACAAGGAATCCGACTTCAGTGGTCCCGTGGTTACGGCAGAGGATAAGGCAAGGCTTGAAGCCCGTGCAAAGGCATACGAGGAATTATTAAAGAATAAGTAACATGGCAGATTTAGTAACCCGTCTACTACTTAACAACACCAATTTCAATAGTAATATCCAGGCATCTACGAAACAGATGATGGATATGAAGAAACAGGCTGAGAGTGTCAATAACGGTATCCATGCCGTGACCGGCACGCTTGGTAAGATGGCCGGTGCACTGGGTATTGCCATGGGTGCCGGGGAGATCTTCGGTAAGATGCTCCAGCAGAACCAGACCTTCGGTGATAATTTCCGGCGTGCACAGCAGCAGGCTTCCGAGGCTGTGAACTTCTTTGCTGTTTCTCTTGCACAGGCTGACTTCTCCAATTTCCTCAACGGCCTTCAGAGTGTTATATCAAAGGCCGGTGAAGCTGCAGATGCGCTCGACGATCTGCAGTCACGCTCCCTCCTGTTTGGCCGTTCCAACAAGAAAGACCTCACGGCTTACAACCGTGCCATGAACATTGCCCGCGACCCCACGGCAAGCAAGCAGGAACGCGAGAAAGCCTTGAAAGAGGCCAACAGGCTGGACAAGAAGATGTCCATGGAGGAAGCATCTCTCAGTGTGGCCAATCGTAAGGCTGCTGCCAAGCTGATCGACAAGGAACTGGCGAAGTATGGCGTTTCCGTGAACAACCAGCAGCGTGACTGGTTGTTCAACTACGGCAATTATGACAAGCGCAATGCCGCAGCCAACGAATATAAGAAGGCCATGAAGGAGCGTGACCGTCTGTTGGCCCAGGCAGACCAGAGTCGTCGTAACAGGGAGAAGAAGGAGGCTCAGAACCGTGTTGGCGGTGTAACCCGTCGTATGGGTTACAGCAAGGAGGAGCAGGACATGATCAACAAGGCTAAGACCTATGACAAGGTTTTGAATAAGACCTTTAATAGGATGGCTTATGCCGCTTCTCAGATTGACGATGGTACTGACAGTGCCCTCGCTACAGCCATCAATGCCTACAATACTGCTGACGAGCTTGCCCAGCGTACGTCTGACCGTAACTATCAGATGAACCGCACTCAGAACCGCATTGACAAGCAGAATGCCAGTGGTAAGGGAGGACGTGGCGGTGCTCCCGGTAAGGTAACTGTTACCACGCCTTCCAAGTCTGATATCCCCGTCGGCTCAAAGGCATACAACGACAAGATGATCAGCGAGCTGCAGCAGCAGCTGAATCTGACTGTCAATCCTCAGAGTATGGCAGAGCTCCAGAAGCAGATTGAGGACTTCAAGGCCAAGAACCGGACCATGGAGATTCAGGCTCAGTTTATCATGGACATGAAATCCGGCAAACTCACACAGGGAGCGAAGATTATTGACTCCAAGTCTATGGAGCAGCAGATCTCAGATGACTTGGAGGTTCTTTCTGCCAACGTTGCATCGCAGATGGAGAAGGTCTCTTTTGCTATGCAGCAGCCGATGGTTGAGGCTGTCAGGAAGATGAAGTCCTTTGAGATGAAGGTTGTGGAGCCATACAAGAAGTTCACCGAGAATGCCGGTAATATCGTCAACGGTATCGAGGGAATTGACAGTATGGTCTATTCCTTCAACAACCTTGTCACCTCCATTGAGAACGGGGCCAACGCTTGGGATATATTTATGGGAGTTATCCAGACAGCTACCAGTGTCATGAACGGCATAGGGACTGTGATGGAGACCGTGAATACCATCATGGCACTTACAGGTGCAACGGCAGCGGAGACGGCAGCCAAGCAAGCGGCAGCTTCAAGCACTGTCATTGCAGCGAAGTCCGGTGAGGCTATTGCCGGCGCGACAGCCGGTGGCGCTATGATGCCGTTCCCGTATAGCCTTATTGCCATTGCAGCCGGTATTGCTGCAGTCGTGGCAGCTCTGTCCATGATAGGCGGATTTGCTACCGGCGGAACCGTCGGAGGCAACTCTTTCACCGGTGATAAACTGCTTGCAAGAGTGAACTCAGGCGAGCGTATCCTCCCGGCGAAGAAAGCAGCGGAACTCGACGACTTCCTGGAGAACGTCGGAGCCGGCAGCGGTAGCGGTATGGTAGACTTCCGTATTCGCGGAGATCAGCTCTACGGTGTGCTCAGGAACTATACGGGTGTGAAGAGTAAGACCAGCAACGTAACGAGATTCTAATCATGATAACAGGTCAATTCAGAGACAGCAATAACGTTCTCATCACCGTTAACATCGACGTTACCGAAAACATTGTTATCGGTGATGAGAACAGCGATCACCATGTGAAGTTTGCCGGTAATCCCGTTGAGATTACTTGTGACATGGAAGACACTTTTCAGCATGTCATCAAGCAGAGTGCCCGTATTACCTTGATGACCAAGACCTATCTTGGTGGTATCCTGTTTGGCAACAACCCTCGTTCGATACCCGTTGAGATCTTGAGGGGAAACACCTGTGTCTTTTCTGGCTTTGTAGAGCCTAATACTTACTCACAGCCGTTCAACCGTATCTGGGATGAGTTTACCATCAACTGTGTCGACTCCCTGTCTACACTTCAGTATTATAAGTACAAGTTCATAAACACCGTTGAATACGACTCGTTGAAATCAACGGCAGACTCCGTGTCGTTCAGTTCAATTCTTGGAAGTTGCCTTCAAGGTGTCATAGCTGGCGGTGTGTATTATGACAGGTCGAAGGGTGTTTCTTCTGACAGGTGCACTTCGGTTTTTACTGACTTGCAATTAAATGAGCTTGCTATCTTAGGAGATGATTATTCTGACGTCTGGGACTGTGAGGAGTGCCTGACGCAGTTGTTGCAGTATCTCAATCTTCATATTGTACAGATCGGACGTGACTTTTTCATCTTTGACTGGGAAAACGTCAAGAACGGCAGCCTTTCCTGGTCGGATGTCTTTACGGGAGGTTCGACTACTACTCCGAGTTCCTATGTGTCTATTGTCGGAGCAAGCCACGCTTCGTCAAATTCCTCGCTTTCTGTTGCAGACGTGTACTCAACGGTACAGGTAGAATGTGACCTGCAGAGTCAGGATACAGTCATTGAGTCTCCACTTGATGACAGTTACCTGACATCCCACTGGAGTGGCAAGCAGCTCTACATGCAGGAGTTCATATCAGAGGGAGAAGGACATAATGCACAGGATGCGTTTGCGGCGATGCTGAGAGGTGAGCCGACAGACTATTCCGAGGCGAAGATCGTCGAGTGGTATTTCCAGGTTATAGAATCTGCCAACTGGAGGATGTACATTAACGGAAGCAACCTTCTTGAGTCCATCTACGTCAAGTCTGGTGAGAAGTACATTAACCAGCATGCCGTTGCGAAATATGTTCAGCAGCATGACTTTACCCCCGGCCTTTTCCGGTTTGGTTCCATCGAGCGAAAGGCTGAGGCTACGGATAACTCCCCGGTTAACAAGATAACGCTTGACCCATACTTGTATATATCCGTCAATGGTAATGAGAACCACACGGAGAGCGGACACCTGCCTTCTGACAGTGACTTGCAGGACCGTATAGAGCAGTCTCCGCACTCAATGATTGAATATGTCGGTAATACCAGTGGAGGTTCCTTCTCCCCTACCGACGACAAGACGACCAACTACCTGGTTTTCTCCGGGAAGATATTGCTCCAGGCTCGTCAATGGGAGACGGACCGTTACGCTTACGTGAAGAACTGGGCTGACAGGATTAGTTCGACTCCCAGCCATGAGCCTTATACTGCTGGTTCCGTTGACGGTTACTGGCATGATACTGTACCTTCAGAGCATAACGGTGACGGCAGATACTATACCCGTAAATTCTATCAAGCAACACATCCGACAGATGCTGCTACCGTGCTTCCTGGCGTGAATTTGATGCCGTGGCCAAAGGACAAGGGTAACAGGAAGCTCCAGTACAACTATTCCGCTGACGGTGACGGAACCGACAAATATTCCAAGGTTGATGTCCTGGAGTGTGAGCTTATTATCGGTAATAAGCGTTGCGTTGAGATTGACAAGGATATGTACGGCAATTCAAGGTTTGTATGGGTGGATGTTGAGAGCGGTGTTTCTCAGACGTATGTCGATGAGAACGGTGTCACCCAGACTTACCTCAAGAAGACAATCGCACTGGGAATAAATCCGAAGATAGGCGACTACCTGATAGGTGAAGAGTTCGATATCCAGAACACTGTTGACTATACTATGAATCTTTCGGACGCTGAAGGTACTGCTATCCCCATTAAGCAGTCCGATGCCTTAACCGGTGCGGTAGTCTTCCGTATTCTTGGCCCTGTCAATAACACCTGGAATGAAATTACCCGTCGACATCCGACAGCCTTCCGTCATACGAAGTGGTATGACAACACGAAGTTTATCCTGGCTGCCTGCGAGAATATTATTGTCAAGGACTTCGAGTGCAAGGTCTACAGTGACAACGGAGGAAATACCATTGACGGCGACAACGACCTTATCTATATGAGCGATGAGCAGCGCACGTTCTTCAAGCGAAAGGATGATATCACGTTTAAGATTATCACCCAGCTGTCTTCGGATGAATGTTATGAGAAAGGTATCAGTAACGGAATCAACGTCAATGCCGTGACTGATGCGACGACGGATTTGCCTTTAAAGGAGCTGTATAACGCGACGACTGGTGAGATGGCAAAGCCTGAAGAGCATTATGTCGACCAGTACTACAGGGCTTACAGCCGCGCCCGCTTGATCTATGAGACAGATCTGCATGATGGCGACGATATCAGTTTCTTTAATCGCTATTTTTCCACCGGTCTCGGCAAGGGGTTCTTTGTCCAGGCATTGGGCCGTTCGCTTAAGTTTAATATTGCATCACTCAAACTGAAGGAGATATGATACATATCGTTTCGTATAGCAAGAGAAAGGATAGCTGGAAATCCGCTTCTTCCGGGAAGGTTTCTATCATCCGAGAGAATTCAACCGCAGGATACGCCAATACAGCCGGTTATGCTAATAAGGCAGCCTATGCGGATCGTGCAGGTGTGGCCGACAATCTTATGGAAAACTCCCCGGTATTCGATAAGGTTTTGCTGAAGACGGGTGATAAGGCTACCGGTCTGATAGCTTTCCTTGAAGGACTGATAACCGGAAACTTCTCCTCCGGTGAGGAAAGAAGCGGTGCAAGTATTGACAAATACGGTAATGCGGAATTTGAGTCCGTAGTCGTCAGGTCGATACTCAATGCCCTTGGAGGTGCCGAATTCGGTAACTTCGTTTCCGGACTCCTTGGCGGAAAGATTGACGATCTGGGCAACGGGGAGCTTGAGAACCTTCTGGTAAGGGATTCCATTGTGGTACCTAACCTCATCGTGACGAAGGCGGCCCACTTTTTCAAGCTCATCATTGACGAGCTGAAGAGTATCGGCGGTCAGATCATCGTAACGGCAGCAAACGCTACGCTCGACAAGGTGGTGGCATACACGGCTGCAGACGAAGTGGCCGGTGAAGGAGACACCATTTCATACTGGCGGTGCTATTTCCGTGCAAAGGACGGGAATAAAGCTATACACAACCAGTTTGAAGTCAACGACCAAGCAGTGTGCATGACCTTCGATGCTGCAGAAGGAACATCATACAATGTGAGTAACAAGTACTATTGGCGCAAGGTCCTGCGTACTGGTACGGTCACGATGCAGAATACTGACACCGGCGAAGATGATGATTATCACTACATAGATTTGTCCTACTCGGACAAGGATCCGGACTGCAACGGCGAGCCGGAGGCAGGCGATGCTGTGGCACAGCTGGGAAACCGCACGGACACATCGAGGCAGAATGCCATTATTATCAGTGCCTATCAGGGTATAGACGCGACTGTGCAGGCTCCAAGTATCGTACAGTACAGGGGGATTGACGACTACAGCCTCAGCACGCATAAATACAACGTTATTGCCGCCAATGGTAACGTATTCCGTGGCCAGTTTGTCAGCATAGCCGGAGGTTCTGGGCAGGAACAGAACCTTGATGACCTGATTGAAGGTCTGAACGATCAGGTTGAGGCCGTGAAGGGTCAGGTCGATAACAAGTTCGAGATATGGTACGGCAACGGCGTGCCTACCTTGAATAACGAGCCAGCCGTCAACTGGACGGATACGGAAACGAGGGATACCCATCTTCAGGATATCTACTACGACCGTACGAGGGAGCCTGCAGCCAACGGTGGCAACGCTTACCGTTTTGAGCTGAACAACGGCACGTACGGCTGGAGCCTCATCACTGACGAGCATACGCTGATGGCCCTTAATAAGATCTCCGACGTGGCTGCAGATGACAAGCTGACGGGAGGCATGGAGAAGACGAGGGTGTATATCGAGTGGATGGCAGCTGTCCAGGATTACCTTAAATACAAGCAGCAGGCCACGAAGCTGGGACTGATATCCGATACCGTATGGACAGAGTATCTTTCCGCGTTGAATGCACTTGGCAACTACCTTAACGGAAGTACCGGTACCGCGTGGAATATCGGCAACTACTCAGGAGTCGAGACGTCTGACAATGCGACTCCTGCCTGGATCAATGCATCCAACCGTGACGTCACCACGACCAATATCGGTGCCAACAACTACAGGAGTAACTGGAACACCTATTATGAGAAGCTGTCCGCGCTTCTCTCGGCAATGGGCGTAGAGACGTACAACTATGCTGAGACCAAGGCGAATGTGTTCGTCACGTCTTATAATGATACCGTTCCCAATCCTGTTCCTCCATACAAGGCAGGCGACCTGTGGTTGTACACGCAGCCTGGAGGACAGCAGAAGATGTTCATTGCGAAGGTTACAAGGACTTCCGGTTCCTTCAATCGTAACGACTGGGAGGATATGACGGCAGTGGTTGTCCAGGATGATGTCCGGACGAACCTCGCAAGGATGCTAGATGAGCTTTTCGACATAAGTGACTTCGCGGCGCGTTGGAATCTTCAGTCCACAACCGACATTCCTTTCTACATCTGCGACAACATAGCCTATGATGACCATTTTTGCCTGGACAACGGAACTGTCTATCGGTATTTGTCCGATACGGAACGGCAGGAAGTCATATTGGCTGAAGGAGATCTGGTCTACGACAACGGTGCGGTGTATATGTACAAGCGGGTACAGTCCGGCAATACGACAACATTACAGCTTGTTGACCTGAATGCAAACGACCTTGCATTGACGATGCTCACTATCTTGAATTCCGTTGGCTCACGCGCCATCGTTATATGGAAGAGTCTGTCAAACAGTGCACATCTGTATGACGTGTCAGCCAAGCCTAATACCTTCACACCGGTTACCTTTAACGACGGTACGCAACAGGGAGCTAACAACCTTACGGTTAACGCTGACGGATATATCTATTACTACAATAACGGCACGTCGTGGGAACCGCTTGGCGACAATAGGACAAGCAGTGTCATCCAGCAGCTTGGCAACGCCATTGTTGCGGCCATCTGGAATCCGGATACCGGTTTGAGTGCGCAGATCACACAGGAGGTGTCTGACAGGTCTTCGGCAATCACGGCGATCACTTCCTGGCAGGGACAGAAAGACACCCAGCTCAACGGGATGAGTTCTGATATCGGTGCATTGCAGACGGCAGTCAGTGGCCTGAACTCCGGTATGGCTTCCAAGGTTGATGTCAGCGGAAGCGGTGCAAATGCCTTTGCCACGCTCTTCTCAAACGCCGTTGACAATGACGGCGACATTGTCAAGCAGGCTGACATCCAGGCATTTGTCAGGGCCGTAAACGGTGTTATTGAGAGCGGTGTGAAGATCAACGCTGATAAGGTGATTTTCGCTGCAGGTATGGTGCTGCTTGAAGACTCTAACCACAACGTTAAGTTCGGCATTGACAGCAGCGGCAACGTATATATGGTTAACGCATCGGTAGCCGGTACCTTTGTTAACGGAGACGACACCTTTGGCGTACGCATCAAAGACACTTCTGCATTTACTTCTCCCCGTTCGGACTATCTGAGCAACTACACAACACGTGGAGGCCTGCTTTCCATCTTTGCACGTACGCTCAACGATCCAAGCAATACTTACCGAGGAATCTATTGTGAGGGTGAAGCTGAGATCCAGGGAGTCACCCAGTTACTGAAGAGTAATGCCAACAAGAACAATGCCAACATAGATGCTCTTATAGTTGAGGGAATTGACAATAGAGGCAATCAGAAGTTGGCTGGCAAGGCCATCATTTCCTCTTATGTGAATACGGATGCTGCGAACTACACGCTGACGGATAGCACCGTCTTGTTAGTCTGCACCCGAAACGGAGAACAGAATATCACCGTTCCCTCATCTGGCACCGAAGGTCAAGTGATATGGATAAAGAAGACCAATAGTGACTGGTGTTACATTAAGGACAGAAATGGCAATGTAATAAACCAGATTGCATGGGACAGAGGTGTCGCATTCATCGTTTATAACGGCTCAACCTGGATTTAGATATGGCAGACATTAATATTCGCATCATAGGCAAGGAAGTGACGGAAGGTGGCTGTGTCGGTGTTACCTGTACGCTGCTTGGAAGTACGATGGATGAGATAGACACCAACGAGCTTCCTCATCTGTTGCATGGTCTTGCGCTCAGTGACTATGCGAAGGATACCGGCACGACATCCGGATTCGACTACAACTTTGATTTAATTTTCGACTAAAAACTCATAAGGATATGTTTAACGGACTGAATAATAAGCAGACTAACGGTGGTGTTAATGCCAGGGGTAAGCTCACCTCTGCAGAGTGGAATGGTTTCATTAATGAGTTGATAACGGAACTCAATAATCGTATTGTCTCTATCATTCTCAACGGTGAAACGAAAACCCCGACAAACGGTGTGGTAAACCTCGGAACTATCCAGATAGACGTGGACTCCGCTCTGAGCACGATAAGCAACAACCCTGTCAGGAACTCCGTCATAACGAATGCCATCAACCAGCTTCAGTCCAACAAGGCGAACGTGTCAGATCTGCAGGCAGCAGTGTCGGCCCTCAATGCATTGCAGGCATCCATGGAGACGAAGGTCGGCCACCTTGCGTATGAGAACGGACAGGTAGTATGGTACGACCAGGAAGGAGGCAGCCGTCTTGGATCGTTCACGCTTTCCGGAACAGTCTATGCCCTTACCCTTGATTCTACCACTCCGTCTATCTTCTACGTGCTGAGGGATGCTACTACGGCCTATATAGACGTGACGCCCTCCACGAAGTCGGGAACCATCGGGCAGACAGAGCTTGATGATTTCACGGAGGACTATCTGTACGAGGTAGCCGTTGACAATGGCTCCGGCACGTTCGTCACGAGGACGAGCGGAACCTGTACCAGTGGCGGTACAATCCGCGTGAACGTAAGGAGCTATCTTGCCATGGGAACGAACCGTATCAAGTTCACCGTGACGGGTGCCGACTCGCAGCAGTCGAAGACGCTCACCTTCACGGCCTCCGTGACCTCTCTCTCGCTCACGTCGAACTTCTCATGGAACCTGCCTTGGATTCAGGGTCAGGCCTTTGCCGTTGATAAACTGAATTTCTCAGGTAATCTTCAGAAGACCTTGCACGTCAAGATTGACGACGATGACGAGCAGGAATACACACAGGTCTTCACGGCTGGTACGAACTACGTTACTACCGCCTATTCCTTCGACCTCACAGACAAGTTCCCGACTGATGCCACTACTGGAATCCACACCATCGAGGTATGGATGAGCGGTGACGAGGTTGAGACCGCGCACTACAAGTACAACGTGATGTGCGTGCTTGCTGCCGATGCTACCACGGCGGAACTCGTATGCATCAACGAGGTTGCTTCTGCTGCCGTCAACTTCGAGGAGCAGACATTGTTCAAGTACGCCGTCTATGGAACTACGGAGGCGACGGTTACGATAACCGTCATGGACGGCGAGACTCAGTATATCATCGTCGCAGGTCAGGAGCTTACCGTAGAGGCAGGCGTGCAGCAGTCCTACGTTACGTCTCTTGAGATAGAGTCAGAGACAAGGAACATGACGATGACCATCGACCTTGCATCAGGCGAGAGCGGCCAGACAGTCACCATCCCAGTTGACAACACTCACTCCTATGCTGCCGTCGAGGGTGCGACCATATACGTCAACTCATCCATCCGTTCTAACGATTCTGCTGACCGTGAGACCATCATCAACTCTGCACCGAACGCGGAGGTTGCGGAGTTCGAGGCCGACTGGGACAAGTTCGCATGGCTGAAGGACGGCTGGGCTTACGACCCCGACGGTAACAGGTGCCTTGCCGTGCTTGCCGGCTCCACTGTTGACGTGGAGGGTATCAATCTCACCAAGGCATCCACGCAGTCCATGACCTTCGAGTTCAAGTTCCGTTGTGCCGACATCGCTGACTACGACACTCCGATTCTGTCATTGATGAGTACCGAGACCTACAACCCGAACACCACCAACGGTATTATCCTCTTCCCGACGAAGATAATGGTTCTCGGAAGCGAGAACCGCGACAAGGTTGTACAGTCCGTCAATCTCTATGAGGACAGCATCCTTCATGTGATGGTGGTCTTCCAGCGACAGTACGCACAGACCGCCTACAACCTCTGTCATGTCTATGTCAACGGCATCCGACAGGCGGTGTTCCTCTTCGACGGCGGCGGTACGTTCGGTACCGGCTACCTTCGTATGGGGCAGGAGTCATCAGACCTCTACCTGTATATGATGCGCGTCTATGAGAAGCCCCTTGAAGATACGGACGTACTGACGAACCTCCTGAACCAGCTCAGTTCCAATTCTCCCGACATGAGCCGTAGCGGTGTGCGTGACGATAACAACATCATCGACAACGGGCAGGTGGACTACGAGCTTGCCAAGGCTGCCGGCTACAACTGTATGGTAATCGAGATGGCAGACGGCGCGTTCCTTCCCGACCTTGCCCATCAGAATGGAGGAAACTCTACGCTCTGGCTGGAGTATGCCGACCATCCCGAATGGAACGTGAAGATAGAGAACGCACCCATCAGCGGACAGGGTACGACCTCCATGCGCTACTACCGCTGGAACCTCAGATGGAAGCTGAAGGACGCGGCGAAGTTCACCTATGCCGACGGCACGAGTGAGATGAAGAAAGGCTACCTTGACGGCGGTCAGCATCCGAAGGTGTCTAAGATTACGGCCAAGAAGAACGTCGCTTCCTCGATGCAAGGTCACAAGATGGGAGCAACGGCCATGTACGATGACCTGTACACGGAACTCGGACTGAAGGAGCCGATGGGACTGTCGGATAGTGCCCGTGTGGCTGTCTATCAGTACCCGTTCCTTGGCTTCCAGAAGTTCGGTGACGGCTCATATACATTCATCGGACTCTACACCTGCGGCCCTGATAAAGGAGACTCCGGAACGTTCGGCTACGACAAGACGGCCTATCCCTCATTCCTCTCCCTTGAAGGCCCGAACCACAACCCGCTCGGAACCCGTTTCCTCCATCCGTGGGTGGATATGACCTACGACTCTTCGGAAGAGACGATGAAGTTCGGAGGTGTGGAGGCATGGGACGTGGATGCCTGCAAGTTCGAGACGGACAAGGCTGAGGACAACGCCAACATCACCGACCTGCTTGATACCGAATGGAAGCCTGCCTATAATATCGTTTATAATTGCTCTCCATTCCTGCGTTCGCTGTCTGACATCGGCATGACGCTTGAGCAACTGAATGCGCAGGCTGCTACGTGGCGTGCCCAGAGTGACATCCTCGTAAACCGCAAGAACGAGGTGCTGGAACTGTATAACTCTTCTTACGAACTTATCTACTACCGCCAGAAGACGGGGCAGTATGAGGTGCTTGCGAATTCTAATATCATTCTCGGCTTGTCTGGCTACAGGCTTCCAAGCAATCCCACTACGGCAGACATCATCGAGGCGAGAAAAGAAAAGTTCCGTGCCGAGGCCGGGAACTACTGGGATATCAACGGCTCGTGCTTCCACGAGGCTTTCTGTGAGCTTATCGGCGCAAAGGACAACCACGCCAAGAACTCCTATCCGTTTAAATTGAAGACACTTGCCAACGGTGGCCGCTGGTCGTGGCGTGAGGATGACCTTGACTCCATCATGGCCACCGACAACAACGGACAGTCGACTGCCCACTACGGTATCGAGGTAGGCGACCTGACAGGTGAGGGAGTCGATATCTTCCAAGGCTCTTCAAGCGTGTTCTGGACGCTCATCAACGACGTGTTCTCTGACGTGGTGGGAACCATCCTCGGACGTATGCTCAACGCCATGCGCTCACTTGCCACAGGCATGGGTATCGGAGGAAATAATCTGCATGAGGCTGTGTTCAACATGTTCTCGTACTATTTCTGGGAGCGTTCTGCTAAGTACTTCCCCATCATGGCCTACGCACAGGACTCGAAGTATGCCTATGTAGATGTGTGGATGCTCGGAGTCAACGCCGGTACGCCCGGACAGACCTATAACAACGTGTTCCCGCTCAATCAGGCACTCGGAACCCAGCTTGAAGCGGAAAGGCAGTGGGTGGAACGTAGGATAGTGAATATCTGCTCGAAGTACTCTCTTGGAGGCTTCACAGGCTCGGACGATGACGGCTACGGACGGCTTGAGTTCACGCCCGCCACTCCGTTTACCTTCGACCTCGTTCCTGCCATTGAGATGTACCCTGCCGGAAACCTCGGAGGCGGTACGAACGTCAAGGGTGAGAGAACGAAGGAAGGGACTGTGTGCCACCTGACTGCTTCATCAGACGGTACGACAGGCTTCTACCTGAAGGCCCTCGACTGGCTTACCGACCTTGGCGACATCTGCGGACTCCAGCTTACGTCACGTGCCGGTGGTTCCATATCCTTCGCCGTGGCGAGCAAGCGCCTGAGAAGGCTGAAAATCGGTGACGTGGTTGCCTCTAACGTACAGTTCAACTCGCCTACATTGAGCGTCAGCGGTGAGAGTATCGAGGTGGTGGATGCCCGTAATGTGGTAAGCCTCAATTCGGCTGTCTCGCTGGCCAACTGTCCCAGATTGAAGAAGGCCTACTTCGACGGCTCTGGTGCAACCTCGCTGATTCTCTCTGCCGGTTCGAAGGTGGACTACGTTTCTTTCCCGTCGAGCATGACAACCCTGTTCTTCGACAACCTTCCCTTGCTTGAGGATGAGAACGTGGTGATTCCTGCGGCTGCCATGTCAACCATCCGTAACTACTATTTCCGCAACTGCGCCAATATTGACGCCTTCGACCTGCTCCGTCAGATTCTCGCCACAGAGGGTAACGGCCTTCACTTCATTACGCTGATATGGCCGGGCACGCTGGAGGGAACAGCCGAAGACCTTGAGCTGCTGCAAGCCATCTCTGAGGCGTACAGCGTAGATGGCGGCGTGGAATCTGGCTACGGTAACGTAATCTACGAGAACGGGCAGATTTCAGTCGGCACAGGACATGCCAACCTGCAGGGTACCTTGCACATCACAGGCTTCTACTACAACGACGTGCTGGAAGAGGTGCAGGCTGCTTTCCCGAACCTGAATATCGTCGCAGACGAGTCTCCGTATATCCGCTTCGAGGATGCCGAGGTGGAGCGTATCTGCTCTGTCACTTGGGGTAACTACCATGAGGTCATCACCGTGGACAACGGCGACGACACAGTGACTGTCACCACCAACTTCGTAAGGATGAGGAATACCACCGTACAGTCACGTACACAGGAAAGCGTAGTGACAAGGGCAAAGACCGAGAGCGATACAGCCGGTACGAAAAAGGTCAAGGACGGCATCACCTACGCCCAAGCTGCTGCTGTTAGTTCCATCGGAACTATCGTTGACGTTCTCGGTCACTTGACGTTTGTTTCGGTTTCAAGCAGTTTCTCGAAGAATATACCTATTTATGGACTGAGAGTGACCTACACTCTTAGAACAGCAGACTGCTTTGTAAATTTCTTCTATGATGAGACGCACTATATTCGCCTTAACATGTTTTACCTAAGATGGGGTTATGTTAATGGCGCAAATAGTTTTAATGGCGTCGAATCTATCTGGAGAAAAATCGAGAGCAACATGTATCTGACTTTTTTTGATGACTCTATTTCCGCGAGATATGTAAACAAGACCGTTAAATTCAAAGGAATAGACGGCTACAAACCTTCAGATTATAAAACGGGCTACCTCTTCGCTCTCGTTGACAGTAGGGATATATCATAGGTCGTATATCAGCCGGAAACCGCTATAAGTCGTATTTGTTAATCTCGCATAAGAACCAGTTTCATATCCTGTTGCACCAACAGGAACGTGGAACTCATTCGTTCTTGCATTTCTCGTATTGTAACCCATTGATTGGCTTGAGTTATTTCCAAAAACAGCAGTACCTGTTGTCGGTGCAGCGCTTGGGTAGAAATAAACCTTTTTCAGATTTTGCGTGTTATTGAAAGCGTAGCTGCCTAAAGTAGTTACAGATGCAGGAATATGTATCTCAGTGAGGTTTGAACATTCTGAAACAAAAGCTCTTCCAAGTGTCCTTACGTTAACAAAAAAGACGAGTTCCTTGAAGGTCGTTATCCTTGTGTTACCAGTGAATACTGTTGTACTCGACGAATTCGCCGTTCCGATGGAACGTTACCTAAACGCCCTGCGAATTTCCTTGTTAATTGTCTTATCCTTCACAGCAGCATACACCTGTGTCGTTCTGATAGATGTGTGTCCGAGAATGGAAGAGATAATCGGCATATTAACTCCTTTGAGCAGTAGGATTATAACGGATATTTCTCCCTGAACTTAGCTTCAGCAATGGTTCGCAGATGTTCGGGTATATCCGTAATCCAAAATACGTTTGTGAATGTTTTTGGATTCTTTCTTATTCCTTCGGCATTGTATTTACAGCAACGCCTTATAAGAGAGTGGCACACATTGTAGTGTTCCCCTGCTTCTCTTGAATTGATGAAAATGTTTGTTATCTCGTCATTACCCAACTCAACAATTATCCTGTCGTGTAAGACTTTGTTTTTAGACGCGTAATTATAAGTATTCCTTAGTTTGTAATCTTTGCTCTCATCATAATCTTCAAGTTTTACGAATTGAAAACCTTTGCAAGTCTTCGTTTGCATTTTATTACTTAATATAGCAACAATATGGCTTCTTAAAACTCCAAGAGACTTAGCGGCAGTAGTTGCGCTTTCCCATACACGTACAAAGTTTCCATCAAGGTCTAATTGCACGATGGGTTTCATGTTGTTTTTGTCGTTTTCGTTTCTTGTAATTTGTGTGAGTGGATTGTGTGCGTTTCCTGCGGCATCAGTCCAACGAAGATTCTCTGCTCGGTTATCTGATTTATCCGTGTTGATATGGTCAATATGTGGATAATTCTTAGGATTAGAGATAAATGCTTTAGCCACAAGTCTATGAACGTATCGCATTTTCCCCATTATAGAAACAACTCTATAACCGTTACCGTTATCTGCAGACAATTTTATGCTTTCTTTTTGAACCCGTTTATAATTACTCTTTTTTATGCCGTGAACGTTAATCGGATGCTTGAGCACTTTGATGCGCCCGTAGTTTGAAACTTGGTAGTGTTCAAACTCATCTACATTTTTCCAGACCTCACCGCGTAAGCTCTCCAGCGACTTCCATTCCTCTGAGTTAATCTCAGGCAAAACAAACTTTTCCATTATCTCTGATACTTTTGGTTACTGATACATTTAAAAGTAGGAAGGGCGTATCAGTTACCCTTGTCAACGGCCAATTACCTCCGTCTATCCTACCATGCAAAGATAATAAAAAAATCTTGGATATGCAAGAAAACAAAGGGATATTATACAAATTTTCCACGTAGCCCTTTCATGATTATTCCATCTGTAATATTGGTATAGATTTCAGTTGTTTTTACAGAGGTGTGCCCAAGTATCTTTGATATGATTTGAAGGTTAACGTTCCTTGCGAGTAAGCAAGTTGCACAGGCTCTTCTCGCATCGTGGAAGCTGAGGTGCTTCTTGATTCCAAGTCGATTCGTAATCCTATCAAGCAGTACGTTTGTCCGGGCGTTAGGCGGTAGTCGGAAAAGTCTGCCGTTCTTGTCGCTTATTAGACCGATTGCCCTGCCTCTGAACATTTTGGATATCGGCACCCTTACTTCTCGCTCAGTCTTCTGCATCTTCATCACCAGCCATTTGTTGCGGTAGATGGTCTTGATGTTGGAACGTTGCACCCTCTGAATATCCGAGAAGCGAAGCCCCGTGTAAGTGGAGAACAGGAAGCCCTTGGCCACCTCCTGCTCGTCACCTTCCAGCCGCTCGATGGCATTCTCTATCTTCTTGATGTCGCTTTCAGTTACGGTGTTCTTCCTTGTCTGCTCTAAGTGAATGTGATACTTGCGGAAGGGATTAGCCGTGATGATGTCATTGTCGATGGCCAGATTGATATACCGCTTGAATATCTTCATAAACTTTGCCAGCGTGTTCACGGCATAGCCTAATGACTTGATGTAGTGGTCAAACTCTATGATGAACTCGTAGGTAATATCCGAGAAGGTGAAGTCATAGCGGAAGCCTCTCAGAACGTCGAGCGTGTTCTGATGGTTACCGATGGTCCCCTTCGACAGCTTGCACCGATGTATCTGCTCTTGCATCCATTTCGGGAACGAGCGGTTATCCTTCACGGTAAGATGTTCAGGATTGTCCGCAAGAAGGTTTATATCCCCGACTCGCTTGGTGTAATACTTGTTACCTACTTGAATCTGAATAAGTGCGTTTTCGCCGGAGAGTTGAGCGGCGATGTCATTGATGAGTGTTGAAATGTCCATAATAGATATTAAATTGTTAATTTTAACATTCAAAGTGAATACTTTTAACCTTAAAACGCATTGTTGTTTGCTAAATATTAATTATCTTTGTATGCAAAAGGTATTTGATAATGAACTGGTTAAAGGAATCCCACCGTTGGCAGCACCTCTTAGGAGGTTTCGTGATAGGCATCCTGTCACTCGGAAGCTGGTACACCACCTTACTCGCAGGGTGTGGAATAGCTTCTGCTCTGGAGTTCAAGGACAAGTCGTGGGGCGGCAAGTGGGACTGGCTCGACTGGATTGTTACAATCGCCGGAGTCCTTATCGGCTTCGGTATATGTCTAATTATAAAAACGTTTTTATTATGAAAAAATTTTTTCTTATCGTAGTGTTCGCCGTAATCGGTGCGGCACTCGCAGTCTTATCGGCCATCAACGAGGGTGGCACAGTAGGAGGCGCATGGCTGGGAACCGTCTATGCCGTAGTAGTGGGTGCCTTCGGAGGCTTGTTCGAGAATCAGGCTTTCGGGAAGCCTTGGAAAGAGGTAGGTGTTGACGTGGCCGTCTGCTTCGGCGCATCAGTGCTCGCTGCACTTGCGTACACAATCTTCTGATATTCATTCCAAAGACTAAACTACGATGAATGAGATTGTGAAATACGTGGGAATGATATTGGGCGGATTGTGGGGCTGGTTCTGCGGAATCTTCGAGCCTTCCTTTCCGCTCATCATCGTAGCCACGCTGTTCATCCTGTGGGATGCCTATTCCGCTTACAGGCTTGACGTGCGTGTGCATAAGGCGTACCCCGACAAGACGAAGCGTTCAGAGGCCAAGTTCGTGTCATGGAAGTTCGCAGGGGTAATACCAACGATGATTGAGAGATATGTGCTCATCTTCCTCTTCTACCTTGCGCAAGTGTATATCTTCGTGGATGTCTATATCCCTCTGAGTTACATGGCGGCTGGAGTCGTCGCGGCAGAGCAGTTCCTGTCTGTCTGCGAGAACAATGCGTCGTGCCGTCTCGAAGGTGAGAAGAACGCGAAGCTGTGGAAGGTGATGGGTAGGATATTCGCCGATAAGACGGAACGGCATTTCGATATCGACATAAGCGGCCTTGCTTCCGAGGAACAAGTGAAGTCTGCGAAGAAACGTGTTTATAAAAGAAAGGAGGTGTGACAATGACGCTTCGCAGGGGTTCACAGGGGGCTGAGGTTAAGAGGCTCCAGAAATTGCTCGGAATCGCTCAGGACGGTATCTTCGGCAGCTACACGGAAAGAGCGGTCAAGGAACTGCAATTAAGGAATGGCCTTTCGGCTGATGGCGTGGTCGGTACGAAGACTTGGGCTTTGCTTGAAGGGAACAGTCACGCATGTTCGCTGACAGGCACAAAGGGTGGTAGGGATATCAAGAGAATATTCGTTCACGCTACGGCGAGCAACCAACGGACTACCACCGTCAGCACTTTGAAAGCGGAGTTCAAGGCTCGCGGATGGAAGAGTCCCGGATATCACTACGTGGTTTTCCCCGATGGCAAGGTGGTTCAGATGCTATCTGAAGGGCTTGTCGCTAACGGTGTGAAAGGCTACAACTCAACTTCTGTCCACGTATCATGGGTAGGCGGCTATAATGGTGTCGATAACAGGACGGAGGCTCAGAAGGAAACTCTGATTAAGGTGCTGAGGGAGCTTCACAAGAAGTACCCGTCAGCGAAGATTCTCGGGCACAGGGATATCTCTCCCGACAAGAACCATAACGGTATCGTTGACCCGTGGGAACGAATTAAGGAATGTCCCTGCTTCGAGGTAAGACAAGAATACAAGGACATTTGACAGTTACTTAGTAATAACTTAGCAATAACTTAGCAATGAGTAAGAGTGAAAAGTTTTGGATGTTCTGGCTGCTCGCCTTGATGCTGCTCGGACTGCTCACCTCCTGCAACAAGGACTTGAAGCGGGAGATAGAGATGCTGCGTGAGGAACTGGCCAAGCAGCAGCAGTACGTGCCGCTCCAAAGAGACACCATCCGCGACAGCGTGGAAACCATCACGCAGAAAATCGTAGAGGTCGAGAAAATCAAGGAGGTCTTGACCGATGAAGATAGGGTTCTGCTAAAGGATGCAGGCATAGCCGTGAAGGAACTGATAAGCCTCCAGAAGACAGGCATGGAAACGAAGGATTCCGTAAACCTCTCTGCCAAGGACTCGACGAAGGACTCACCGCTCTACTACAAGGATGCGTGGGCTGAATTTGAGTTCCACAATAAGAAGCTGAGATACTCCGTCAAGGACTCGCTGGCGATAGCGGTCAAGAAGGAGTTCAAGCATAGGTTCCTGTGGTGGAAATGGGGAACGAAAGGCTACGAGGTGAAAGCCGTGAATTTCAATCCCCATGCCACCATCCGATACAATACGTTTGTAAAGAGGAAAGAATAGTTTTACAGTTAGTTATTAGATATTTAAGTTTTATAGATTATTAGTTTAAGGTTTTTGTTAGAAATTTGTAATAAACTTTGGTTAAAATTTTCTTTTACATTAGAAGATCTGCCGGGCTGAGAAGTTCGGCAGATCTCGTATGGGCACAAAAAAGGGAGGGTTGTCAGCCCTCCCTGGATCACTCTTTGTCGTGAAGTCCCGCCGTCACTTTTCCGAGCTTGTCAACACACATGTCGATTTCCGTCACCTCATCTTCCAGGACTTGAAAGATGAAAGTATTGATGGCGTCGTGGAATGCCGTGCAATACAGAGTGTGGAGGAAACTCTTTACTTCCGGGTCTTTCAGTTTCTCTTGCAATATGCCTGTCCCTTGTGAACAGTACTGTAGCATATCAAAGAACTTGTTGAAGCCGTCTTGTGCTTCCTTCTCGATCCATTCGGGTTTGTAAATACTCATTGATTTATCCATAATATCCTCCTATTCTTTGTTTAAGGGATTTGAACCAATCTATTTCCGCTTTATTTAATTGGAGATTATTCTCCAATTTGCTGATAATATCATTCATCCAAGCATCATCATCAGTTTCCTCACTCCATACTGTTTCACCTTGCTTTTCTAAATCAGAGAACTCTATCCAAGATAATACATCACTATCTCTAACTATACCTGCCCATCTGTATTGAAGCCAGCCTTCACCTATCCATTCACCTTCAGCAATGCCATGAATAGTTTTCATAAGCACAGTATGATTTACATGTGGCTTATTTCCTTCGGTGTTTTTGTTCCACTTGATAGGACTATTACCTTGCTTTTCAAGCCAAGCAATAGCCTTTTTACACCAATTTTGGTGAGCAATATCGTCCTCATCTCTATCATCATAGTCACCACTGACTTTAAGATTTATTTCATCTATGTCATCTTGTATAAATGAAATAATTTCCTTTTTTATCTTCTCATCCTCGCTCTCTTTGAGTTCAGGGAAAAGATTTGCAAGTTCCTCTTTTACATCAATTAGACAAGAAACTGTATCATAATCTCTGTAAAAGTCGCGTAGTTTTTCTATAGCTTCATCGTAGGCTTTTGCTTTTTCTTCTATACTAAGTTCTTTCATAATTCAAATCAATTTTTTTATAATGAACCACTATATCATTTACAGGTCTTCCCAATTTCTTTCATTAGTTAATAAGAATCCCTGTTCATTAAGGGCAGACATCACATGAATAATTGTCGTAGGTGAGCCAAGGTGATTGAGGCATGTACAATCGGGGTCTTCCCAATCTACGTGCATGGACATCATCCTATCAGCATACACCGTCCATTCCATTCTGCCTTCCCAAACAGCCAACACCCCGACACGTTCACCCTTGCTGAAAAACATTGCTTTCAGATACTTTCCTTCTGGCTGGGTTATCTTCGCGTCGGCTGCTTCCAGTCGTTTTTTCTTGTTGATGAATCCTTGTGTCGTGAATGCCATATCAACAAAAATCTACATTATTTTTTCAAAAATGTATCTACATGGGAAAGCTACAGCTTGTTTGCCGCACTTGTAGCATTTACATTCACTTGCTTTCATAATTTATTCTTTTTCGTTATACTGCAACTTTCTTTTCGCGTAGCAAGCGCCGGGAGAGGGCTTCACAGAGGACGCGGGACATGTTCACTTCCACGGCGTTACCGATGTATTTCTTCTGCTCGGCCTGGGTGCCGACGAGGATGTAGGAATCAGGAAAGCCCATGATGCGTTTGAGCTCGATGATTTTCAGCATGCGCATTTTTATGTCGATGATGCCGTAGGCGGCCATGAACTGTTTGATTTTGCGGCTCATAGGGCTATCGGTATCGTAGATGACGATGGCGAGCTGGTGCTCTCCCGAAGGAGATCCTTCGGGCACGGTGGATACCAGACAGGGTGGCATCTTATCCATACGGGCAATGAGGGTGAAACAGGGGTTGTCAACAGAGCCTCCTTTGCTTGCAAACTGAGGGTTCATCAGATAGTGCCACTTTCTGTTTGCCGTAATAACCGGAGAAGGGTCATCAACGGAACTGCCTATATTGCCAAAATTGGTATTCATTATCCAAGTCTTGACACTGACCAGGCTCTGCTTGGGGTTGTTAACTACAGTTGGCGCGGGAGTGTCGATGCTGGCTGGAGTACCGTGGCCATATTGATTGTCGATGAACTGGCAGTTGACGATGCTCAGGCGGTCTTTGGTGGTGACTGTGGGAGCAGGGTCTTCGATGCTGGAATTATAGCCGTTGCCGTAATAGGCGGTGACGAAGGCGTGATGATCCACCGTGGTCACGGTGCCCGCCGGACGGTCGATGCTCTGGTTCTTGGACATAGGGGAGCCACTGAACTGTTTGGAAAGGAAGCGGCACTTCACCAGACCGAGGCGGTTCTGAACGGCGACGACGGGGCAGGGCTCGTCAATGCCGGGCGGGTTGTGGTGGCCGTCCTGATTGGTGGAGTTGTATTTCAGGATCCAGGCATCGGCCTTTTCCTTGCCTCCTGCCACGAACTTTACCAGGCCGGCATAGATACGCTCCAGCGTTTTCTCGCAAAGGGGTTTGCTGCGGGTGAAGATGCTGCTGCCTTCATCCTGCAGGTCGAGGACTTCACGGACGGGCTTCCATGGGCGGTACTGGTCGGGGAAGAGGGTTCTTCCGTCTGGAGAACCAGACGGCACGGTGGCCTTGGCGTGGGTCTGTGCGGGGAAGGCGATGGGGAGGCCCTTACGTGCGAACTGTCCGAAGAAACGCTTGCGGGAAGTGTAGGCGCCGAAGTCGGCGGCATTTAGCAGGTGCCAGTCGTAGGTGTAGCCATACTTGCAGACGTGGCGTACCCAACGAAGGTAGGAGGAGCCTTTATGGCGGGAGATGGGCTTGCCGTGCTCGTCGAGCTCGCCCCAGCACATAAATTCCTCTACGTTCTCTATCTGCAGATAGTCGGGCTGCAGGGCCTCGATGTAGCGGAAGAGGTGTTCGGCGAGCGTGCGACTGTCGGCATCGCGGGGCTGGCCACCCTTGGCGCGACTGAAATTGGTGCATTCCAGAGAGGCCCACAACACCACATAGGCATCGGGGTATTCGGTCTTCATGCGGTGAAGGTGCTCTACCATCGGGGATAGTTCCAGTGTGCGGATGTCCTCGGTGAAGTGGAGGGCATCGGGGTGGTTGGCCTGATGGGAGAGGATGGCATTACGGTCGTGGTTGACACAGGCTACCACCTTGGCGCATTTCTCGCCGTTCACACGGGCGTATTCCACACCGGAGGATGTGCCTCCGGCTCCGCAGAAGAGGTCGATGTAAAGTAGGTTTATCATGGCTTGTATTTCCTTATTATTTCGTCAACATAATAGAACGGCGCCCCGATGAGCAAGAAAACCAATAGTAAAGGCCAAACAAGAGAGAGAACGATATCTATCTCAAATAAATTGCCGCACTTGCAGTATTTGCATTTACTTGCTTTCATACTATCGTTATTCTTACATGGACTATCAAATACACTAACAATATTAGTAACAAACACACTATCAGTGAGCAGCCTAAGCAATTCTTTCCTTCGTTTGTTTCCATAACCTATCCTCGCTTCTCTACTACAAAATACAGTAGGCTGAAATCTCTTGGCACGACGCAGTCAACCTCGAACGGTACGGCCTTGCGGATGGTGGTGCGCTCGTCACTTATAATAGACTTTCCGTTTCTTTCCTCAGCCTGGGCTTTTAAGATGTCGAGCAAAAGCGCAATACGTTCCTTTGCCTCACCAACGTCGTTCGATGCAACGATATAATAGGTATCGTATTTCCTCAGCCTCCCATCGTCGTTCCATTCCTTGCGTACCTGCACCTTGAAGTAGTTCTTGCGTTCATAGGCTGGCATGCGGTCTGCCTCCGGAATGCACTGGTGATCATCCGGCACAAGATCTGCGTCCATCTTTATAACACGGTTCACCTTGATATCCCCGCTGAATCCGCGATACATCTGGCCGAATTCTGTGGCGATGCGGATAGCTTGGTTGACGTCCTGCGCATAGCAGACGTAGTGGTCCTTGATTATTTCCACTCCCCATCGTTCAAGTTCCAGGCTGTACGGTATCAGATATGGAGCCGTCTGAACGTTTATCTGCTGCACGTCCATGTCGGACACCTCGACGTCCTTGATGTCTCCTGCCTGGATCGCGAACATCAGTTCTTGAAGTTTGTCCTGCGTGATGACTCCGTCGGTTTTCATTATGAGCTCACGCCGCTCGATGGGCACCACTTCGTTCGTGTCCTCGTCAAGGAAGTCCTCAGTCCATACCTTATATACCGGCTTCGGCAGGTACTTGCCAAGCATTTCCTTCGGGTCACTTGTCCGGTAGGTCACTACGTCCTCCGGTCTCTTCCACTGCTTCTTGTTCTCTTTCATATTCTGTCTTTTTAAGGGTTCATTCTGTCTTTATCTGATATTCACGTAGCAGCTCTTTATAGAGCGGCTGCCAGTCTTCCGCTCGTTCCTTTGCGTACATCTTCAGGAAGTAGCGTGCGGACCGGGGAAAGAACCGGAGTCTCCCGCGTTCTCCGAGTCGTGTAAATTGTTCCTGGTTCATACTTTCTTGTTTTGTTCCTGGTTATCGAGGAAATCCTCTCCTTCGAGCATCTTTGCGAACTCGCTGTCATAGCCCATGGCGGTCAGCCCCGACTCGTTCAGCATCTCGCCGTTTGACAGCCGTGTGTTGATGACACGGTATGCGAGTACGATGTTCGGATCATCGTTGAGGTCAAGCGACGGGCTGTTCCTGAACAGCAGGTTGAGGGCCTTGTGGTATGAGTTCTTCACGGCCTCCAGCCTTGCAGGGAGGAAGTCATAGTGGAACCTGGCATGCGTGCGCTCATGGTAGGCGTTGAAGAACTCGTCGAAGAGCTGCACGGAGAAATCGAGCATGATGTCTGCCAGGACGACGTAGGACCGGAACTGGGTATCCGGCTGCCGGTTCTTGTCGAGGAAGGACTTGACGGACATCCTCATCTTGAATATATCCGGATCCAGCCGCTTCATCAGCTCGTTCGCCATGTTCTGCACCAGCAGGTAGCGGTTTTCTCCCAGCCCGTCCTTGCGGCGGGTGAGGGCCGTATGCGTGGAAGCCTTGAACTTCTCAGCCTCAGCCAGTGCCATGCTCAGGTGCTTCTTGACCATGTGCCGGTACAGCCCTTTATCCATAATTTGGTCTACAGCCTCATCGAGAATCATCAGTGCGAGCATGTTGAACGGGATGATCGTGGCGTATGCCCTCTTGCAGACATCGTCGTAGACCTCCGTCATGTGCTGGCGGAAGGCATCGTTGTCGCCGTGCGTGAATGTGTCCTGTACGTACGTCATAGCATTTCCTTGAAAACGTTTATCTTACCCTCGATGTGCTTTCTCTCTGATACGGCGGTCTGATGCATCTCAGCAATAAGCTCGCTGACGGTCTTGTCCTTGTTGAAGCGCTCGTCAGACCAATAGGCATTCTCGCGGACCCTGTCAAGCAGCGTCTCTATCCTGCAGTACAGTTCCACGACCTTCTCAAGTTTATTGATGTCGCTTTTCTTCATTTCTCCATCTCCTTTAGCTGAGATTCATAAGTCTTAATGATGGTGTCGATATTGGTGTTATATCGGAACTCCTTCTCAACCTCCTTCAGCACGGCCAAACAGTGCAGTATCTGTTCCTTAGTCATAGTTTCGGCTTTATTTTGATTTCAATATCATGCGTGCTTCTCTCCAGACCGTTGCCGTTATGCCGTTTGCTGATGACATGGGTAACGGAACTTACAACGCCCTCTATGGTATGTCTGGCATCATCAGAGGAAACGCGGATATAGTGGCCCTCTTGAACGTTATTTGTATTGTTCTTGGTCACTATCCGCTCATCGGTCAGTGTGTAGATGAATGTTGTCATAGCTGAATCACTTTTTATCTCGATTTTCGCCAACCGTTTCAAGATACTTGGTAAGCGCATCGACAACCTTGTCTGGAAGCTCCTTTGCCTTGTCGTTACTCTTGATATAATCGATGGTTCCACCAATTCCATAGATTGCCAGTATCTGCTTATTACTTGGTATGAATACAGTGCCAATAGCTGCTATGAAAAGCGTAATGAAGGCGTATTTCATAGACCGCTTGATCAATTTATACTGTCTTTCTTGCTCTTCATCATATACATCGTAGATGAGAAAAGCCAACGTAAGCAATACTGAAGCAAAAATCGCAAAAATAAAGACACCAGTCGTTATCTCACCTGCATTGCCAATAACCTGAAGCCAATAAATCTCTTTCATTTTGATATTGTTGATTAAACATTTTCTTCACAATCAATCTGTCTGATTCTCTCCTTACAGATATGGATAATCTTCTCATAGTCCAATCGTCTCGGATCATCCTCCTTCTCCCTCAATACACGCTTCACGATGTCAGCGTCAAAGGCATTCAGGTTATAGTCAATCCATATAGACCACGGCTGGATGATGTGCTTTGAATAGTCGCTCTTACCCCGATTGTATGCGCGTACTGATGTATCGAGAATACCCAAGCGCATCAGGGCGTTATATGTCTCTACGTCAAGCAAGCGTTTATTCTCAGGAATATCCTGTGGCACATAGGGGGATTTTGAAGGTGTCACAAGTTCCAAATCATGTTCTACAAAACAATGGTTCACGTCTTCTTCAACTTCTACGACATATATATTTTCAATCCCATTATAAAAACGGAAAGATATGCGCAGTTTTTCAGAACACACGTCTTTTACCTTTACGATATCCCCGATGTTGAATTTGAAATCTTGACTCATGATTCGTATACTTTAGAAATGTACACTTCGGCAAGGCCGTTGATTTCTTCACCGATTTGCGTACAGATTTCTTTCAATCTTTCGGGTTTGTCGTAATCACCTTGGGCCAGACAGTCTGCGATGACAATCTCAGCAGCCCTGACTACGTCAAGTACGCTGTAACCTTCGGGAATTGTATCCGTAATCAGCTGATACAATTCAAACTGTTTTTTTGCTCTTGATTTATCCATAGTTATTTGTATTAAAAGTCGTCCCGTGGGAACTTTCTATAAAGCCCGTGTCGCTAATTGCCGGAGCGTCGATCAGCAGTGAGACCATATTCGCAGTGGCTCGAATGACATTGGAACCTGCACGGGCACGATGCACAGCGGTGTGTTTTACCGATTGAAATAATGAACAATGTTAAACGTTATCAGCCCCGACAAGGACGGGGCGCCGTGAAAGTCGGCATTAGTGTGTATTATGAAGAATATTAATTCTCAAGTGTCTAACAAAATGGACGGGGGCCGTTAGGCTTAGTTCAGGGGGCACCGAAGAGTCTTTGCGCTCCTTTCGGGGCGCAGGGGGTACAGTCGATTCAAGGAGTGAAATGACTCGTATTTGTTCGTAAGTCCAACAAGGACTGGTATGATTCATAGTGGCTACTAAAAAGAAAACGTAGGACAGAAATCATCTTCAGCGGTAACGTCTTTTCTATATGTAGTTTGCCCTCTTCGGAGGGCATAAGGATGCAGAAAGCCTGTAAGCGGATGCTTGAATTAACAAGGGGTAACCGACCACCGTCCGCAGGAGCAACAGGCTATAACATTCCACTGAGCGCAGTTCGATTCTGCCTGCATCCACTATACGCAGCGGCGTAGAAACAGCGGGGAGAAATCCCCATGAGTGAGTTAAACAATTTGAACAACTAATTTCTAAAAGCGGCTGAAAAGGCAGTCGCGTGGGTGCGAATCCCACTGGGAGTTAGGACAAAAGGACTATCAGAGGCTATTGAAGTTTCAGAGAGTTTCAGTCACCGAATTGCTTAGTGCTGTTATTATCCACGATGTTTTTACCGTACCATTCGGCGTACGGCGGTACACAGGCAGCAGGGAAAGACCTGCATCCCCGCATCACTCATTGCGGGGTTTCTTTGAAAACATGTCCCCACGGAACTTTTACCTTTTTCGTGACCTCACGAAAATGCTTTCCTTTAGGTTCTTGTAGTATTCGATAGTCGAGAGTCCCAGGATCTTGTCAGGGTAAGCCTGCTTCAGGAACTTGTAAGTCTCCATGGCAAACTTGCGACCCTTCACTGGCCTTTCCAGATGATCTGCATCGTAGAAGTGGAACTGGTCATAGATGACGTAGGTGTCAGATGGTGACACCGGACTGTATATGCTCGTAGTCTTCTTGCCCATTATCCTCTTCCTCCAATGGTTCCACCGTCAGGCCGTACTTGGATGCGTTCTTCTCCATCTGCAGACGACGTTCCGTGAACTCGTCATAGTAGACGGTGTTGGCACCGTGCTCGACGATGTAGTTGTATTTCCTGAACAGGTGACGATGGACGCTGCGCTTGCGGGCCTCCGGCGTGTAGCCGTTATAGCTGAGACGCAGCTTGGTCTTCTGGGGGAGTCCCCAGTGGATCCTCATGCGCTCCTTGCGTCTTATCTCGTTCATGGTGGCAGTCATCTTCTCCTTGCATTCCCTGTAACGCTCCGGTGACAGCCTGTCCTTGTTCGACTGTCCGGGACGGAAGGAACCTGGGATGCGTTCTCCACGCTCATACAGTTCCCGCATCTTCCTGCGCATCCGTTCTCGCGTCTCTTCGTAGATGCCGTGCTTCCTGCAGACGTCATAGGCGTACATGGTTACTTCTGTCATCATCTTCCTGATGAACTGTGGCGACTTCTTCAGGCCGTACTTACGTGCCGTGCGGTGCAGTTGGCTCTCACCGATGCCGAACTTCGCCATGATGTCCGCATTCCTCGTATGCTTGAAATGCTTGATGAACCATTTGATTTCCTTCTCGGTGAGCGTGCGGCCTCCCCTGTTCCCGACAAGGACGGCCTTGCGGTCTTTCTTCCATCCTCGCGACTTAGCCAGAATCCTGGCAAGGGCGTCGAGGCTGATGCCGAACCTGCGTACCAGTTCGCGGTTAGGTGTCACCGGGTACAGCTTCTCCAGCTCGGAGAGCTCCGCTTCGGTCAGTTCCCTGTAGTTTCTATACATAGTAGTAACAGTTAAAGTGATAGCCGTTTGGCCATGTTCCGTCGGTGCGCTTCGTACCTTTTTAGCCTTACCTTATCCATCATCGCCTCGGACCGTTTGTGCTTCCTGATCTCACGAAGTACATGTGCCAGGTCCGTAACGGGGAGAAGCATCTTCTCTTCAAGGCTGAGTGTGCTGACGTTCTTCATTTGCCCGGAGTCTTTTCAAGTGCTTCGTCATAGGTACGGCTCGCCGTATTGTCAAGCCGCTTCCACGTATCCTGCTCCGTAAGCCGGTAGACATAGTACCAGCCACGGTGCATCATAACCTTGTATCTCTGTTTCATTTCTTGGGTGCTTTTAGTTTCACGACATTCAGCCCCTTATTGATGGCGTTCTTCCGCTCTATACGGGCACCGCGTGACAGCTGCCATCCGGGAAGCATGCAAAAAGCATCACACCGGGAGAGTCGCCAGATGTCGTAGGAAAGAGTGAGGCGGTAGCCGATGAGCCTGTAGAGCCACGGCCACTTGCAGATAAGGAACTTCGTCGGGTTGACTACCTGGAAGCCGTCTTCCTTCAACATTTTCTCAGCCTCAGCAAACTGTCTGAGGTAGGTCTCGCGGTGCACGCCTGTGATGCGACCTGAGAGATAGACTTTCAACTTTTTCATGATCGTTAGTTGGTATTGTTTGACTTAAGCATTTCATTCCATTTCTGGACGAGTTCCATCACGCGGTCCCACCTTGAGCGCGACAGCTTGGTGACCATCCACTGAAAAGCAAGAGAGGCACCGCGAATTCCCTGGAGGGTGTAGACTCCTTTCTGGTGCAGGTAGTTGTGGAGGCCTGCCGGGAGGATTATTTTTTCTTCGTTCATTGTCTGTATTTGTCCTTTAACTGTTTCAATGCCTGCAGAAGTTTCTGCTGTACGGACTCCTTGCGGCTCAACGCCTGTACCGCACGCTCGTCAACGGTACCTTCGCAGATGAGGTTGTAGATGATGACGGGATGCTGCTGGCCCTGCCTGTGGAGGCGTGCGTTGGCCTGTTGGTAGAGTTCCAGGTTCCATCCTGTAGAGAACCATATTATATAATGTCCTCCGTCCTGCATGTTGAGGCCGTAGGCCGTCGATGCGGGATGAGCCAGAAGAACGTCTATCTTCCCGGCATTCCAGTCCTTCAGGTCAGCCTCATCGTTGTAGGTGCGTGCCTTGTAGTCCTGCAGGAAGTTGGTGATCCGCGGCACGTCGTGCTTGTACTGGTAGAAAACGAGGACGGGGGAGGCTGCTGCCTCGACGAGTTCCCTGAGCCGTTCGAGCTTCTCAGCGTGCACGTCAATAACGTTGTGGTCGGCATCATATACGGCACCGTTGGAGAACTGCGCCAGTTTGTTCATGAGGGCGGCGGCGTTGTCGGCAATGACGTTGTCGTCATCGGAGACCTCAAGCACGTTCTCACGCTCGAACTGGATGTATTTGCGCATGACAGGAGGGGGAAGCTGCACAACCTCATCATGGATGATCAGCCTTGGCAGCTGTATGTAGTCCTTCGCCTGCATGGAGAGGCAGATGTCCGCAATTTTTTTACGGATGGCATCGTCGGCACCGGCCTTCGGGGTACACTTGATGACGATATTGTTCCACCGGTGCTGGTCGAACCAGGTGTCCCGGTAGCGCGTCATGGATCTGCCGAGACGCTCTCCCATGTCGATGCAGTACATCTGCGCCCACAGGTCAAGCAGCGAGTTCGGTGCGGGCGTTCCCGTCAGCCCTATGACCCTTGAGAAGGATACCGTCACCTTCTTCATGGCCTTGAAGCGTTTCGACCTGGACGTCTTGAAGGACGTCAGCTCGTCGATGACAAGCATGTCGAAGGGAAGGCGGTATTCGTAGTGCTCACAGAGCCACGTGAAGGAGTCACGTCCTATGACGTAGATGTCAGCCTCAGCGTCAAGGGCTGCGATACGCTGCTTCTGCGTACCCATGACCTTCGACACCCTGATACCTTTCATGTGGTCCCACTTCGATGCCTCTGACGTCCATGTGGTCTCTGCCACCTTCTTAGGCGCGACGACCAGGGCCTTCTCCACGTCGAGCGAGTCCTGCAGGTAGCGGAAGGCTGTCATCGTAATGATGGTCTTGCCCAATCCCATGTCCAGGAAGAGCGCACAACGCTTATGCCGGAAGATCCAGCGGATAGCATCCGTCTGGTACGGATGAGGATTAAAGTTCATTGTTGAGTATTTTATCTATTGTTTCAACGGAGTCGGCCACATAGACGTGCTGGCCAAGGTCCCTGAGTGCTGAGATGCGGATACGCTGAAGAATGTCAGGCTTGCGGCCCTTCGACTTCACTTCTACCCAGAAGACGCGGCCTCCAGGTATCACGCAAAGCCTGTCGGGATACCCCATTGCACCCTGATTGGAGTACTTGAGGGCAAGGCCTCCCCTACTCTCTACCTCTCTGCAGAGGTAGCGTTCTATGAATTTCTCGGAATCCTTAGAGGTCGTCATCGTCTTCATCGTCAAAGCCACGGTAGAGCGGAGCATTGCTGCCGGTGCTCTCCTTGCGCGGAGGTGTATTAACCTGTGAGTCCTGACCGTCGGTTCCAGGACGGATGAACACGTTACGCTGCCTTCCGTAGATGCCGTCAACGAGCTTCGGGTTGCCGTCGTCGTAGAGCTTCCATCCTGTAAGGTTCAGCAGACGGTTGACATACTGGGAAGACATCTTCTTCTCATACGGACGGAACCAGTGGTCAAGCTCGTTCTTGATCTCAGCTGCACAAATTGAGTTGCGCCTGAGGCAGGCAGTAAGGTCGATATCCTTCTCCGAGTAGGTCCTGATATAGTTGCAGCGTGACTCGCGGCTGCTCTTGCGCCAGTCGCCTGGAAGCCTGTATTCGAGGTAGGCGATGATGACACCCAGCATCGGATCCTCGGAAGCGGTGTTGCGCTTGGCCTGTTCCTCGCGTGCGTCTGTCTCCAGTTCATCAGGAAGATAGTTAGGCTCGCCTTGCGTATAATAGACATAAGCCTCAGCCCACAGCTGATGGACTTCGCTACGGAGAATCTTGTTCCACTCGCGGAAGGGCATCACCGGATTGACGGGAATCACCCAGAACTTACGGCTGCTGACATCGGAGAGAAACGAGTTCTCGTTAGTAGTGGCCGCAAGCGCACAATGGCGGTAGTGGTTCTCTCCGAACCGGGCATAGGCAGAACGCATGAAGTCCTTGCACTGTGACAGGAATGATTTCACCTTCTCCGTCTCCTTCTGCGACTTAAGACCGTTGAGCTCTGCAAACTCAAGAATCCACGCGGAGTTGAGGTGCTCGACAAGTTCCTTGTCCTTCATGTCGAAGGCTGCCGAATCGTCGAAGAACTCACCTTCATTCGATATAATGGAGAGGAACTGCGACTTACCGACTCCCTGAGGCCCAGTGAGCACCATCATGTAGTCGAGCTTGCAACCGGGAACGAAGGCCCTTCGTACGGCACCGATAAACCACTTTCGTGTTTGCATGCGTACAAGTTCGGTGCTCGGTGCACCCAGGCATCGTATCAGGATAGTCTCAATGCGCGGAGTACCGTCCCATTCTTCATGCCGGATATAGTCCTGCACCGGGTTGAACCAGTGCTTGCCACGGACACCGACGATGGCGTCTGCTATCTCCTTCGTCGAGAAGTCTATGCCGTAGGTGTTCTGGATATGCTTGACGATGTTCCAGCAGAGGGTATCGTTAATCTCCTTCGTATGACAGTCAAGAAGCGAAGGATCGTCGATGATGTCTATCTTGTGGAACTCGTCATAGCGGATGCGTGACGTGATAGGATCGTTGAGCAGTATGGTCTCCTGGTTCTGCAGGCACTTCGTGTACTTTCCCTTGCCGTCCATCTTCAGCTCTTCCACGAAGGAGAAGTCAGGCTCTTCACTGAGTTTGCCCTTCAGCTTTTCGTCGATGCCGTCAAACTCGGAGGCTGCTTCTGCCTGCTTCTCCATCCTGTATGTCTGACTTGCCCGTGGGTCGTTCATGGTCAGGTCACACATAGCCTTGTAGCTGGGAAGGTTCTGAGGCAGGGTGTTCTTGCCTGACTTCTTGTCCAGGTACCCGAACTTGTGGATGCGTACCAGGTCGAAGGCGTTGACGTCATGACCGGTGTTGGCAGGATCGGTAGCGTGGTTGCTGTAGGCAAACTGTCCCTCATAGATGACAAGCCCGCCGCTGCTGCTGCCGTTAATGTAGGTATAGCGGCCAAGGCCCTGCGGGGTGTAGACCTCGCTGAGGAATGTGTTAATAGCCTCCTCAATGGGATATGCCCTGCAGAAGGCTCCGATGATTCCTGCCTTCGTTGAGGCCGTGACGGGCTTGCCCGCTGCCGTGTACTCCCCTTCCCTCTCCTGCAGCGGTGAGCGTTTCTCCACCGGATCCTCATCAGGGTGCCGTGGCCATGCCGACTCACGCTTCATAGCTGGATATGCCTCATAGAACTTTCTCGGAGAGATAGGGAATCCCTTGACGCGGTCAAACTTGAACTCACCGTCAATGGACGTCGAAGGCCAGTACATGAGCCGGTTATACTGAAAGGTTGTCTTGTCCAGGAACTGCATGCCTATCTCGTTGCCGATCCAGCGCGCAATTCCCTCGTAGTAAAATGGTGTAACCCATTCGGACAACGGTATGAAGACACGCCACCGGGGAGCCTGGGGCGTATGCTTGTGGGTCGTATAGGCGATAGCCTCAACATCCGGCAGCTTCTCGCTGATGATCTCGATGGGATTCAGACCTTCCGGGCATTCATCCATATCCAGTGTGATGATGGAGCGGTTAAGGATGTTGTCCTTAGTCTTTCGTCCTGACAAAGCCTTGTCGTCGGATGTCTTGTCGTGCTTAAGGTGGCCGCATACTATTCCTCCGATATCCTTGATTTCCGTCTGGCCGTCCCTGCTCATGGCATGGTACTGCTCGACGGTCTCCTCACTGCGTTTCGTGGATGCAGTCTTCGTGATGAGCTGCGACCACCTGATGTTGGTGTTCTTCCATTTTTTAGAGAGCCTGGAGGCACCTGTGCACACAGGGAAGGACATGTCATCCATCGGGCCTGAGATTGAGGCTATGATATCTTTCATTGTTTATTATTACAATAATAATCTTCTTAAAGGAAAAAGGTAGCGGAGTGTTTCATCCGCCACCTGTCATAGAGAGTTTAGAGATCATCGTCATCCTCCGAGTCGATGTCGGAGAAGTCAGACTCAGCACTGGCCTTTCCGCCGAAGTGCTCATCATCCTTGTACTTCATCAGGTTGTTGAGGCCTGCAGCGACTCCTGCGTTGCCGGAAACCTTATACCCGAAGAAATTGATGGAACAGTAGCACCACACGCCGCTGTAGATGTCCTCCTCGTCGGTGATGGGTGACTTGTCCTTGTCGATGAGACCTGGACAGCTGTTGGACTTGGCGTTGATGTACCAGTGTCCCTCGAAGTTCTCATCCTCCTTCTCGTCACCGTCCTTCATGGCAATGTCGAGCTTCTTGGGCATCTTGCCGTCCCACTTGCCGGAGACAGCCTTCTGCTTGGCGTTCTCAATGGCATCGTTGATGGCCTTGACGGTCTCTTTCTCAGACTTCGGGATGAGGATGGTCACTGAATACTTACCGTCCTTCTCGCCTTCGGGAACGTATTTCTCGAAGACATGTACATAACTCAGTCGGCATGGGCCGAAGACGATTCGTGAATCGTCAATCTTTGGTGTAATCATAAATGAAAGGAATTATAAAATTAATGAAAATCATAATTTATCTATAGAGAGAAGAAATTCGAGGTATAGGCTCATTTACCTTACTATACCAAGAATCTAAGGAACGAAGAGTGAAATCGTCAAAATTTGAATATTCTTTATGACCATGTAAAAATATCCTTCTCTCAATAGGACTTATTTCCATACCATAATCAACACATTTTTCGTATATGGAAATAAGAGACTCTCTTAATGTTTCAGAGGAAGAAGAATATTCTATTATTTTTCCTATTCCAAAAACTTCCATTTTCGGATCAGCTTCACCCATTAAAATCAACGGCAAATCCCGAATGATAATTTCTTTCTCGACAAGTCTAAATGTTAGAAAACCTAACTTAAACAATAAACTATATTCTGACTTTGTAGGGAGGTAGGTTTCGTCGATTATTTCTAATTCCTTGTTTGTTTCTGATGTAGATACTTTCATCAATAAAAAATCACAGTCATAAGAAGGTACGAGAAAAGCGCGATCTTCATTATTAACTCTATATGTCGCCAGGCACATATTATGCTTTGGTCGTTTTATAATTTTTGTATAATCCATAATTATTATAATTTTTAATATTTTTATATCCCTGCGAAGTCGTCTGCAGGGTTGAAGGGAGGCCGCTTGTCCGTGACAGGAACCAGCGTGGGCTTTCCCTGGGGCTTTTCAATGTAGTCGCCGCACAGCTCGGAGAACTTGCTGCGTCCTATTAGCTTCTCAAGGTCGGTGATAGTTCTCAGTTCCCGTGGCTTCAGGAACAGTTCGGTGCTGTAGCCGTTTCTCGACAACACGTCGGAGACTGCCTCTGCATCGGTAATGCGGCGGATGGACCTTCCGGCTACCACCTTGTAGCCTTCATAGTCCACTCCGGAGAGAGCCTGGTCAAGGGCATACTTCTCTATCCCGTCGAGCCATGTCCTTACTACCGGGAGTGCCGGGAGAATCTCCTTCTCCATGTCCTCCTTGGTAAGCAGGTCCTTGTCATCAAAACGGCGGACGATCTCCATGGACTTCGTGGCTATTGCCTTGCAGCGTGGCTTCACCTTGCAGAACTGGCACCACTCCCCTGGCACCTGCTCACCCTCACCACGGTATGCCATATAAGCACGCGGCCTGAGTATCCTGATGCCCCATGCAACGAGGTTTTTGATGCTGATGTCCGCGACGGAGACGTTGTCAATACGCGGCTGCACGATAGTCATACGCACACTTTCGATTCGGTATTCATCGGAGAAGGCTTCATAAGCTCCCAGGGCGTAGATCTGCATCTGGGGATTGTCCTTTGCGTCCACCTTGACACCCTTGCCGTACTTGAAGTCGATGACTTCCATCATGCCGTCGGCAATGATCACGGCGTCGGATGTGCCGAAAGACTCCGGTATGTACTTAGAGAAGTCAAGCCTCACCTCGACAAGCAGCTTCGCGTCGCGGGTCTTGTCGGAGGCTTCCAGGTACTTCTGCCAGACGGTTGTCACGTAGTAGTCAACGTATTCGTCCATCTCCTTGGCGTAGAACCTGTCATGGAGCTCCGCTATCTCCGCATCCTCTTCCTCGTGGGAAAGTTCAAGCATCTCCTTGAGGCGTCTGGCACAATAGGCATGTGCCAGCGTTCCCTCAAGGGCAAAGTCGCTGCCCTTGTCCTCGACGCCGTATTCGAGGTGCGGGGCAGGTGTACAGTTGAGCCACCGGTGCGACGCGCTGGGACTCAGGAAAGCATGTTGGCTCGGCATATCAGAACGGTGCTTCGTTTGTGACCAGCTTGCCATCCTTGACCTCCAACTGGGAGATGGCGAGAACGAATGCGGGAACCTTCTCCACGTCGAGTTCCGACGGCTTGTTGCTGCCCAGAAGGGCTGAGAGCCGCTTGAACTCTCCGGTCAGTTCCTTGAAGAAGGGAGAAGTCTTGTCATAGCCTTTTCCGCATATACGCTCACGGCAGTTGGCCATGGCCTGACGGACCACCTCAGCGGAGTTGCCGGGAAGCAGCTCACACTTCATGTCCTTCAGCAGCGTGGCGATTGCCGGATTGCGGTCAACGGCATCGGCAAGCTGCTGCACCTGGTTCTCCACGGTGGGGATGTCCTTCAACGGGAAGTCAACCGGCGACTCCTTCTTCTCGGGAGCCTGCTGATCGGCATCAATATTGAACACGAGGCTGCCTTTTACAAGGCTGCTCAAAATCTCATGGAGCTGCGGCGTCAAGCCGATCTCCACGTGTAAGTTTAAATCAATAGCTTTCATATAGTTTATAATTGCTGTTATACCTTCATTTTTTCAAAGCAAGTAACGCCACACGTCCGCTGTATATACCTTAATTTTAAACACTGGTCAAATGGGGCATTGCTGTATGTACCTTTATTTTCAAGGTGAAAACACCTACTCACGAGTATCAGGCTGCATATACCTTTATTTTCAACTCACGAATATCAAGCTGTATATACCTTCATTTTCAAGGTGGGCAACACCGGCACACCAAGAAAACCGGGGTATGTTCTCGCTGCATATACCTTCATTTCCAAGGTGAGCAACACCCTGTCAGTCGCACCAGGTTGATACGCAGTATTTTAAAAGGTATTTAGGGAGTGAGAATTCCTCCCCTTGACGGTGTGCAGCCACCGCGTATTCGGATATTTCTTACTCAAAAGTAATGAGTGGCATCTGCTGTCCGTTCAGTGTACTTACCTGTTGTCTCCCTGAGGTGGGTGGTGTCAATGTCGAATGCCACGCCGTTGCGTTCCAGCGTCCTCGCCATTTTTGCTGCAAACTCTGCGGCACTGTAGTCAATGCCTCCGACGTCTACGCGACAGCTGTTCTCCAGGAATGCCGGATTGCCCATGAGGGCCAGCGTCGCCTGCTGAATAAATTCGTTTCTTGTCATTGTCTTGATTATTTGGTTTTTTCTTCCTTTGGTTCAAAAACGACCCGGACTCCGATGGCATCCGTCAAGCGGACAAGGGTCTTCATCGTGAAGTTGCCCTTGCACATGACATCGAAGAGGACGGTTGCGCTCGTACCTGTCTGCTTGGCAAACTGATGGTTCCTCAAGCGGTTCCTGCGCATGTAGTCGGTTATATTGTCTACGAGAAGGGTCTGAATCCTACGGAGCTCCTTCTCCTGACGTTCAGTCAACGGATTGTTCATTGTCTTTCTCCTTTAAGTAAAAACCGGCTATACTCACGCACCACCGGTAAAAGTATTCTTTCAAACAGTATGACACATATTATATGTAAATAAGATATGGAATTTAGCCTATCAGGAAAAGCGGCTGTACCTCACGGCAGAGCCGCGTGAAAACTTTTACAAGAAATAGCATAAGTGTCTCTATCTGTCGGACCCAGGGACGGACTCGAACCGCCGCATACGTGCGCTGATGTCCAGCAACACTCTCTGACCATCTGAGTTACCTGGGCCTATGTAGTAAATGTGTGTTCCGCAATCTGACGGGAGCTGAGGGGTGCATCGGTCGCCTTATCTCCGAAGTACCAGCATGGCCACACATCCGCCTGCTGTGATATAGACTGGGTCTTTTTCTTCCCTCATTCCGCTTGCTTATTGCGGTGTCCTTGTCCACGAAGTCAAATAACGCTCTCCTCCTTCGGATTACGGTGTGATAGCCGACAGGCTCCATACCAAGAGGATTGTTTTGCGGAGCAGGGCGGATTCGAACCGCCGCTCATCCTAGCTCTTCAACGGTGTGACCAAATCTTACAGGAGCGAGGCTCCACACCGTCTTATTTCCAAGTGTCCGTTGCCCATTTACGGACTTTCTGCTCCAGATCCACGCGGGCCTCACGGCAGACGTGGCAAGTCCAAAAAAAATAGTCTATTAACCCATGAAACGTATATATATTAGAAAAATCAGGATTTGCTACCGAAGCCCTTGATGAGACCGGAGCGGAGGAACCGGAGCGTCGACTGCCTGGAATCGCCTCCCTTGACGTGCGGGTAGTTGTCCTTCGTCTTGCGGAGCCATGTCTCGCTCACTCCGAGGATCCTGGCTGCCTCACGGGTGCCTACCCACTCCTCACTGCCGATGGACTGACCCTGCAGCTTGTTCATCACGATGAGTGCCGTGCGCTGCGCAATGCGGTCAATGTCACGTTGAGTCAGTTCTATCTGCATGGTCTATTCCTCCACCTTAATATTGTTCTCGTCGCAGTATGTGATGACGTCTGCGACCATGACGACGATGACTGTGAGAATGAAGATGATCATAGCTGTATTATTTTTCGTTAGGTACTAACTTGATGATGATGATGTTTCCCTCCCGGACGGAGGCGGTGTACCGGTACCCATCCACCGGATAGGTCACGTTCACGTGGCTGACCAGGTTCCTGGCTGAGTTGCATGCCAGGCGGTCTGGAAGCTGCCTTACAAGTTCCTTGTCAGGTCTCACGCTCTTGATGTCTTCGATTGTAATCTTGTCCATTTTCTCAAAAATCTTTTGTTTGTTTGGAATTTTTAAAACTTTTTGTTTGGAACTTTGGCGGGAATACCTTATATTTGCAGTCCGATACAACGCAAGTTGGGGAATATCCCCGCCGTGTTCCGCACGTTTGTTTGTTTGTTGTTTAAAACCGCTGCAAATATACAAACATTGTTTGGAACTACAAGCGATTTGTGTCCAAAATTAACTTTGTTTAACCAAACATTGTTTGTAAAATGGAAAGAAACAGGATTGCAGTAGAAGAGCTTCCACACGCCAACAGGCTGGTTTACAACCTGATGCGAGAGAAAATGGGGAGCGAGAACAAAAGCGGGTTCGCAAGGCTGCTCTCGGAAGGTTCCGACAAGACGGTGAGCGAACAGCGCATCAGCAGGCTCTTCTTCCTTGACAAGCGGAGCGGGAAGTACCCGAAGGTGTCTGAAGACATCCAGGAGAGAATCATCGAGAGGTTCGGCCTCAGCGAGGACTACTTCGTCAGGAGGAAGGACAAGGGCTCCGTCACGCTGCCGCACCGTGAGGAGATGATCGTAAGCGACAGTACGGATGCATCACTGCTCCAGGCCTTCAGCGGACTCGGAGGCATGGAGAAGCTGGCACGCAGCGGGTTCGTGTGCGTACCGCTGGTTCCTGCATACGCACACGCAGGATACCTTGCAGGGTTCGGAGACCCGGAATACCTGGACACGCTGCCTACGGTCCCGTTCCTTCCCGACAGGAGGATGACCGGCAACTACGTGGCGTTCGAAGTCAAGGGTGACTCCATGGACGACGGTACGGCAGACTCCTACAAGGACGGCGAGGTACTCATCTGCCGCGAGGTGGAGCCAGACTACTACAAGAACGACAGGCTGCACATCAACAAGCGTGACTTCGTCATCGTGCACAAGGACGGCATCCTGGTCAAGAGGATCGTCGCGCATGACGTGGAAAGACACACCATTACCATCCATTCACTTAACCCGATGTACAACGACGAAGACATCAACCTTGCCGACGTCAGGCAGGTGTTCTCCGTCGTGTCGTCACAAAGAAGCAGACAAAGATGAGAAAATTTGCGATTTCAGCCGTTATTTTTCTTCTCGCGGGTTGTAACATCCCAAACGAATACAAGCACGGTGAGGAGAAGAAAAACGACGCCAGGGAGAATTTTAAGGCCCTTCTCGAAGAGTTGCCGGGATGGACTGTAGCCGACACGACCATCACCATGGAGGAGGCAGACATGGGAGGACTGGCCAAGAAGAACGAGAAGTTCTACGAGTGGCACATGAAGGGAACGCTCGTCAAGGGGACGGACACCCTCTATGTGGAGACGGACGACTTCACGGAAGTCCTCGACAGCCTGCGAGACATGGTACCAGGCTACAGAGCAAACATCAGTTACAGGGAGTTCTCAGATGACTATCCGACAGCAGAGAAGAAGCGCATCAACCTCTTTATGCGAAGCCTCTTCGAGAACCGGAAGTTCTTTACCCTGGATAAAGACTACTACAACGTCATTACAGTCGAATTTTCCAAGCCGAAGGAGAAAACAAACAAACTGGAGGATATCGGACTACCTCCGGAACTGCAATAACACGTTACCAGTGTTTTACCCGGCCACACGGAAATGCGGCAGAAGCAGCGCACCCACTGGCTGGAAGGAGAGCGGGTCTGAATCCCTCACCTTCCGCTGATACAGGGAGAAGCCGCTGCAGGTTTCTCCCTTTTTTTGTCGCTGCAGCACAGGCCGTTAACCGGTAAACACCTGAAGGAAAGACCCTTATAAGGGGAAGAGGTTGCCTCCGAAAACTTGCAAACGCTTGCAAAGTCTTAGGAACATATAAGAACGGAAAGTTTTACTGACGTTTTACCCTCGGCCCCGGAAATGTTTTACCAAAGGAAATTTTTAACTAAATACAAGCGACAATGAACATCACACCAATCCTGGCCTTCGTCTATGACCGCAAGCACAAGGCCACCAGCAAGAGAGAGTCAACAGTGGAACTCCGCATCACCTACAGGCGGAAGTGCAAGTACATGTCAACAGGCGTCAGGCTGCTGCCACGCCACTGGCACAACGGACAGGTGACGAACCGTCCCGATGCCAGGGAACTCAACGACGTGCTGGCGTCGGTGATGAGCAACACCCGGCGCATCATTAGCGACATGATGGATGAGGGACTGCTCTCCATCGAGGAGATACCGCACCGGATGGAACGGGCACTGGCGAACCGCAGGAGCTTCCTCGACTTCTGCAGGGAGAGGGCCAAGGTACGTGCCTACGGCATGTCGAAGGATACCGGCAAGAGGTACGAACGGTTCCTGAAGTTCATGGAAGACTACGGCAAGATCATCTACTTCTCGGACATCACGGACGCTGCCGTCATACAGCTTGACGAGGCACTCAAGGACAAGGGGATGAAGAACTACTCCAAGTGGCAGAACTACCACAGGATCCTCAACTCCTTCATCCTCGACGCCATTGACGAAGGGTACGTCCAGAGGAACCCGTACAAGTGGGTACGCATCGTCAAGGACAAGGATACCGGAATCATGAAGCACCTGACAGAGGAAGAGCTGAGGCTTATCGAGACGAGCGTCATGCCTACCGCAAGCCTTGAGCGGGTGCGTGACCTGTTCGTGTTCCAGACATACACCTGCCTGTCGTACACCGACCTGATGGCCTTCGACGCTGATGCCGTCGGTGCGGAGGACAAGGTGTACACCTCGACGCGAGGGAAGACGAAGCAGGAGTTCACGTTCTACCTGTGCGCCAAGGCACGCAACATACTCAGGAAGTACGGAGGCCGGCTGCCTGCCATCAGCAACGAGAAGTACAACGAATACCTCAAGGTCGTGGCTCAGACCGCAAAGGTCGACAAGCCCATCACTTCCCACTGGGCACGGCATACCGGAGCAACCATGCTGCTCAACAAGGGAGTGGACATGGAGGTGATAGCGAAGATCCTCGGACACGCATCGACCCGTCAGACCAGGAACACCTATGCCAGGATGCTTGACTCGACTGTCGCTGATGCCATGAAGGAGTATGAGAGGAAGCTGGGCTGACACCCTTCGCGCGCGCACACGCGCCTTCTTTTACCATTTATAATATACCTTTTATTTATATATATATTTATATTATTATTATATTACAAATAGAGAAATTTTTTGTGTTTTTGTGTTTTTGCTTAATAACTGATTGAGCGACAACACATTACGAGCGGACAAAAAACAAAAACTTTTGTGTCAATGCTACAAAATTTTGTGTCGTTTTCGTGATTTTTGTATAATGTTTTTACTTTTTTAATCGGTTTTTGTCAAGATTTCAGAATTTTTTTTCAATCCCAACGCGCGCGCGTAAGGGACGGGTGAAAAATTCTTGAATCTTGACACATTTTGTGTTTGTGTCGCCCCCGCCCCTCGTTAACAAATGTTAAATGGGGGCTATGCTCTCCAAACGGACCCCCTCGCGAACTAAC